CTACATTGGTACAATCAACAATGCTGACAAGGTAGCACTAAGTGCTCTTGACATTGACGGTGGCACAGACATAAACGCTGCTATCACGGACGCAGATCTGTTTATTTGTGATGATGGTGGTGCTGGAACTAATAGAAAGGTAGCTGCGTCCAGATTAAAGACTTACTTGGGAATTGGTGCTGGTGCGTCAGATATTGATAACCTTGATATTGACGGTGGTACTGACATTGGTGCTAACCTCGCTGACGCTGATCTATTCATTGTTGATGATGGTGCTGGTGGCACAAATAGAAAACTCGCAGCATCTAGAATCAAAACTTATGTTGCTGACATAACACTAACAACTGCAGCACAAACCGCAATCACGAGTGTTGGTACATTGGCATCACTTGACATCAGTGGTGCATTAGATGTGGATGGTGCTACCACCTTAGACGGATTGACTGTCTCTGAGGCATCTACTTTCACTGGTGAGATAACTGCGAATGGTGGACTCGCTGGTAACGTGACTGGTAATGTATCTGGTTCATCTGGATCATGTACTGGTACTGCAGCGATAGCAACAAGTGTTACTGCGACTGCCAACAACTCAACCGATGAGACAGTATATCTTACTTTTGTTGATGGGGCGACTGGAACACAAGGAGTTGAGACAGACACAGGTCTATCATATAATCCAAGTTCAGGAACCATAACAACCACAGCGATTGGTGCTCACAGTGTTACAGGAACATTGACAACTCAGGCAATTATCCCTGATGGTGATGGTACAAGAGACCTTGGTGCATCTGGCACTAGATTTGCTAATATCTACAGTTCTGACGTAGATTTGAGCAATGAAGCTAGAGGTGGTAACACAGTTGATGGCACATGGGGTTCTTATCTTATAGAAGAGGGTGAGAACGATTTGTTCTTGAAAAATAGAAGAACTGGTAAGCAATACAAGTTCTGTCTTCAAGAAGTATAAATAACAAAGTAGGAGACTAAGACGAAATGGCTTTATACGGTACTGGTTCTAACGTAAACCAAACCACTGATGTAAGTGCAGGTAATTATGGTTCTGGTAATGCTATACCAGTAATCACAGTTGACTCTGATAAGAGAATTAGTGCTATCAATACATCGTCAGTTACTTATGCAACGTTGAACGCTAATGCAAACGTTGGTACAGTCGGTAGTTATGCCTTTATGCAACAGGCATCTGGTAATACACAGTATGCACCAGGTGACACTTTGGCAGGGTCGGATCTGAGATACTCTGATGCAACTGGTCGTGTTCACACAGATACTCCAGCAGGTAATTGGAGATGTATGGGTTATGACTCAGGGGCAGCATTGACAAACTCAGGAACTGTTGGTGGATCTGCCACTGGAACTGGTACCCTACAAGGTGGTAATGTAGAACAGGATTCAATCACACTGTCTGGTGCCACCGCTTCTTCATCAGCAGTGACCAGCGTTTCTACAAATACTAACGTCAACACCTCTGGTAACATACAGGGTGGTAAGGGTAACCTAAGTCTTAGCTCAAATGCATCTTCTAGCTCAAATGCATCTACGAGTGTTACAACAAACGTTGGTGGTAATGTTGACACAAGCAACATAAATGTTGCAGGTAACACATCTGTAAACGTTAACCTAGCATCTATAACGGTGAATACAACAGTTGCATACTCAGCAACACTCTGGTTACGCTACGCATAGGAATTAAACATGTCAAATCAAACAAGTTACGAGGTCGTAAGAGCAAGAAATCCAAAGTGGGCAAATCTTGAACATAATATGATCAACCTAGAGGTTGATTTTGCACCACTAGATGAGGAGTGGTTGCCATATACATGTGCTCCTAATGACACAGAGACAGAGCACTCACGTTATCTTTACAGCAAGGCAGTCAACGGAGATTATGGTGAGATAGCAGATTATGAGCATTGGTCTTTATGGACACCATGGTTCCAAGATAAGGTAGAGGTGGCAACTGAAGGTTTAGTGCAATTACTATTAGAAAAAGGTATATTGACAGATGATGAGGTTGATACTATATTGATAGAGAAGTCTGAATTTCAAGGATTTTCTAGACCCGCCACTGATCCAGAAACTCACAATGGAGGAGCTAACTGGGGAGCAACATAGATTATAATATTTTTTATTATGTACGCTGACAAATCTGATAAATGGCATCACACAATGGCGAGGTATCTCGGTTTATCTGAGCATACCTCTTTTTTATTTGGTATACTACCAGGTGTATGTCGTGAGGCAATAGGTCGATACGACTACATGTACACCAAGTTTGAGTGCTTCAATAGCAATAAAACTTATGCTTGGTCATATCATCATGCTAATAAAATAAACAATGGAAGATTTAGTAATCAAATTGCTTATTACGGCACTGCTCCATTTTTGTGGGAACTCGGTAGAGTCGCAACACAAGGAGATATGCCAGAACCTAAGGGAAGTTTGTTCTTCTTACCAAGAGACGATCAAGTCACAATAAGAGATAGTGAATACGAAAGCGTACAAAAATTAATTGAATCTGCACCTAGACCAATTACTTTCCTACTGCCTTGGCGTAAATGTGACATATGGAAAAACTGGGATAAATTGATATTGGGTGGTGATTGTAAAATCATTCAAATGAAAGACCCTGTAACCAGACAAAATACATTGTCAAAAACATTTTTAGAGCATGAGCATGTGTATGTGCCTTGGCCTGGCACAGACATTTACTATGCAGAGTTTTTAGATAAAAAAGTGCATGTTTATGATAAGTTAGAACAATATCGCACAAAAACTATGGAGGAGATGGAAAGAGAGAACAACATTGTAATACATTATTTAAAATGGGGATATAATTGGTTGACCGAAGATCAGAGAGTATTTTTTGAGTGGACAAGAAAATGGAATGATATAGATAAAGACATAAGAAAATATCTAACAGAAAAAATGTTAGGACTTGATGTCCTCAAATCACCATCAGAGTTACACGAAGATCTTATGAATAATAATTTTTTAGAATTTGGTCAACAATTTGTTTATAACTCTGAATATCAAAAATCATATGAGTGGTTAAAATTTAGGATTCAGGAAAGAAGTCCTCGTCACTCATACCACGATCATCCACATATACAACTGCTCTAGGTTTACCAAAATATAATTTGTGATATTTTACTCCCCACTCCTTGAGTTGTGCTTCAGTCCTTTGTCTACAATAATCATCTGCTTCTTTTTGTGCTGCCAATATATCGTCTTCATGTATACAAATGCTTCGTATAAATCCACGTGCTGTCATAAGATATATTGTAGCACCCTCATCATATAATTCATTTACATATGCTATGCGTTTTGGTCTTGGTACTGCCTCCCATGGTGTACCCTGATGAGGTTCAGTAAGTGTGCCATCAATGTCAATACAATAGATATTCGTGACATGATCTGTGATATCATTGAATTTTTCAACCAAAGGAGTAATCTTTTTCATTTTATGTGAGGTAATTGAGGAAGGTCAACGCCTATGGATTCCATAAGCATGTATATTTGCCATAGGACATTACATTCAAATTCATGATATGTCTTAGCAGGTATTATTATAGTGTAAAGTTCTTGGTGTTGTTCTGGAGCAAACAATATAGTGTCTGATTTATCTCTTACACTCAACAATGCATCAGATACACCAGCATTAATTCTACATGATATACCTATGACAAGATCAGCGTGTTGTGCATATTGCATCCAAGGCACTTTCCAATCGTTTTTATCTGCTAAGGCACTCGTGTTGATGGAATCAGGTGCATAACAAAATTTACCAGTATGTCTGAATATATCAGATGCCATGTGTTGTGCCACTGCCATATTACCACCATTGCCAAATAGAGCAACAGTTTTTGCTTTCCTTAATTTCTCAGGTGCATCTCGTAAATCTACAGTGAGCATAGTACTTGATCTATTAGTTGAGGTAATTTGAGTTGACGTTTCAATGGCATGTGATTATCTAATGTAGTATTGTGATCACGTATACATTTATCCATCGGTAACCAGTCATCTAATTCAAAAAAATCTTGATAGTTATCTCTATCAAGATTAAATGGTGTGAAAGGTATACCATAATATTCTAGCATACGAGTGATCAAACCATAAGTTTTCCTATGGTTTTTCAACTTACGCACACATTCTGATACAAAATAATCCTGACCACGTTTCCAATGAGCATCACCCACACAACCACGTAAGAATCCTTCAACCAATGATTCAAGATCTTCTTTATATGGTACTATATTATACCTTAATTTGAACTGGTTGACAATGTATTTTAGGTCAGCAGGAGGATGAGGAGGGTCTAGATCTTCCATATTTTTAGTTATAGTATCTTCAGCACCAAGAGATCCATTATATCCAAACATAACGTGTGGATTATTCATTGAGTCATGTTCAAGCAGGTGTTCTGCACAGTCATAGAATGTTGTAGGTATATCATCTATGTTACCATCTAGTTTTCCCCAGTCTTTCATACTATATCTACCACGAGATGATATGAATGGTGATTCATAAAACCATTGATGTTGTGGTATCTCGTTAGGAAACCACTCAGGAAAACAAATGTCTATAGTTTTATTATATGTACTAAAATCTTGTACTGCATACCATGTCTTTAGTTTTCCATTTTGTTGCCAGTACCATTGTTTTATATAATATCCATTCTCTGCAGGTCTCCATGTTGAAGTGAATATAGGTGTAGAGTGATGGTTGCAACAATATGTTTTCTTATTATGAAAGAAGTTTATTACTACTTGCCATCCACCAGTCTTAACATAATTCCAATAACTATATTTTTTCATAATCTCTTATATAATCATCAACTAATTTCTTTACATTTTGTTTCCATGGATTATATGTAAACAATTTATCGTGACTATCTCTTGGTAATACTTTATCTAAGTCAAATGTCTTAGCATAGTCACCACTGTCTAATGAAAACATTTCGTATGGAATGTCAAGTCTAGATAAAAATTTTGGTATATATTTTTGAAATTTTCTTATAGTATTAATTAAGATAGTGGTTTCCTCTACTGATTCGGGTCGCCCAGTACCTGCAAACACATTATATGCTAAGTGTTTTATATCTTCTTTGTACACTACTATATTCTTACGTTTTCTTAGTTCTTCTATTATGTGTGATGGTGGGTTGAGATTTGGTCTGTCCTGCTCCATATTTCTCATTTGTTTCTCTGATCCTAGTAATCCAGTGTATCCTAGTAAACCAAATGGATTTGTTATAAGATCTCTACTCATTATATTATCCACACACTCATAAAAATTTTGATGTGTTGTCCACTCCTTCCTAGGTACAGTTTCGTAACCACGATAATCTGGAATAGGATACCACATCTCATCATAATGTGCTGATGATAATTTATCTCTTGTGTCAAGATAGTAGTGGTGTGTATTTAATTGCTTTGTCTCTTTGTCACACCAATACCATTCTAGTTCATCTATTGGTATATCAGTCTCAACAAGATCTATTGGTCTACTAAGAACACACCACAGTGGCTTTGATTGTGATAAAAATGCACAACTTTTTCTATTATACCAAAATTGACTACGGATGAGACACTTACCAGATTTTATAGATGAAAAATAAGTGTATTTCATGGATTGTTCCTCACATAATCATCAATCCATCCCTCTACGACATCAATAGGTTCAATATAATCATGTAACTTATGGTGGGGATCATCTTCTCTATCAAAAACTTTATCTAAATTAAAACATAGTTTATAACTATCTTTGTCTAGATTAAACCACTCATATTTTATATTATAATAATCTAATAAATTTGCGATATCTTGCTCAAGTTGACGATATAAATTGATACGTTTGGTTACTTGTCTAATATATTTTTCTGTAGTATTTGTGAAGTGTACATCAGGATGTTTATATTGTAAATGACCTATTCCAATAAAAAAATTTTTTGCTAAATGTCTTAGATCTTCTTTGTGAGTTACTATATTCTTACGTTTATTAAGTTCATCAATTACATAATCTAATGGTATATTGATTAGATTGGGTTCACGATTTACTACTGATTCTGCTAATTGTCTGCCGATACCAGAATAACCTAACATGACAAGAGGATTTACAACATAGTCACATTCCATTGCGATAGGAAAGACTTTATGATAATCGCCTTTACCTGTATTGGACGTTTCTATTTCTGGTCTCTTGAGATACTTTATAATATTATAATTTCCATTGGTGGGTATGTAAAAAAAATGTTCACTATAATGATAATTCAATAAAAAATCTTCATTTACTTTATATGATTTAGTGACTAATCTCCCATCAAGATCTTCCCAATACCAATAAAATTGTCCATTAGGTTTAACTGAGGTAGAGAATAATGTTTTTCTTTCTCCTAGATTAAAATTAAATGTGGTCTTATTATTGAGTAAGAACATGTCTCTCAACAAATACTTACCCGATTTGCCAGGACTAAAATAATTATATTTCATGGATATTCACTCACATACCTATCTATCCAACCATCTACCATATATCTCAAATTATCAGGTAATAATGGTCCTGTTCCCTCAGTCTCATATCTACTAAACTCCTTTGTCACCTCAAATGTTTTGGAATAGTCTCCAGTATCAAGACTCCATCGTTCATAAGGTATATTATGTCTTTCCATCATAACTCTACAACAGTGATGATATTTTCGTGCTTCATTTAAACGAGTAGATACTATATTATAAAATCTCTCATAGTTATCGTCAAATATTTGAGCACCACCAAGAAACCATGATCTTGCCCAATGTCTCAAATCTTCTTTGTATACTATTATATTTTTTCGTCTTCTCATTTGTTCAATGGAGTAGTCTAAATCAACATTTAGTTTTCTTATACCTTTTTCAAGTCCTTCATTTAAATGTAATCCTGATATATTATCCTTCACATATCCATAGTATCCTAACAATACCTCAGGATGTAATATAAAATCACACTCAAAACATTTATCAAATATTTTGTATAAGTTATCAGGATGATACACTGAGGTGTTTTTTAGTTCGTCTGGAGTATACCTAGCATAGTCTATCGCTAACCAATTAGTAGATGCTAGATTGTCTCTAATTCTTACTTTATGGTCATTTATTGTAGATATAAAATCTATGTTATCATATCGTCTAAACTCAGTTGTGCTTCTAATCTTTCCTTCTTTATCTTCCCAATACCATGTTCGTGTGTTATTTTTAGGGTTATATATTATTACATGTAAAGGACCATATCCCTTTAGTTTTGCTACGCTCTTACCATTTAGTAATCCTATATTTTGATATTGTAATCTACCACCTCTATCTGTTGAGAAATAAGAGTTCTTCATTTAGCATTTAAGGCATCTTCTACTATTTGTATATGGTGTGGTCTATCAACACCTTGTGATCTATCTTTATCAGGGAGTAAAAGGGCATCAACATGATACTTACCACAAAAACCAATGGTGTCTAATCCTTTCCAGTGTTTGACAAATGTCATGTCAAGATTAGGAAAATCAGCAATGACTGATCTCTTATAAAAATACATTCCAAGTTGAGGGACAACATTGTCAGTCGCAATGTCAGGTGTTCTCATGAGATATAATACTCTACCATTGTTTATAGCCATTTGAACCACATCAGGATCCTCATAATCACCATCTAAAGTTTTTCTATATGGTTGAACCATGTCACTACAGTTATCAATTCCATATCTCACAATATAATCTATCTCTTTTGGATCTGCTAACGGTTCGTCTCCTTGTAAATTGAACACATAATCCACTCCCTGTAAATTTCGTGCTACCTCAGCAACTCTATGAGTACATGTATAATGTGATTTAGTCATTATCGCTTCAAATCCCCATTGTTCAACAGTGTCTTTTATAATCTCATCCTCTGTAGCAACAATAATGCGATCAAAATATTTACATTGTTTTGGTATATCTGCTACTCGTAAGACTAATTCTCTCCCGTTTATTTTTACCAATGGTTTACCAGGAAATCTAGATGATGACATTCGTGCAGGCACAATGCAAGCGATGTTTTTTTCTCTGTACATAATGTTTAGATGTTATCTTGTAGTCTACCAGACAATCTCATATCTGTCAAGTTTCGTTTTTGAAGATACTCTTTTGCCATAGTAGTTGCTAATTTATATCTATCACTTTCTTTATCGTATGGAAACATAGTATATTGTTTAGGGATTTTATTTTCACAAAAAATTTTATAATCATGGTTATCCAAATCAAGATAATCATATTCAATTTTATTATCTCTAAGTGTTTGTTCTACATTTCTATTGTTTCTAGTGAAATCGTCTAAATGTTTGAACACTAATTCTTTATCAAGATACCATGCATCTTCTACATTTTTTACATTTACATTGAATGTTTTATTAGTAGCAGCAGATACAAATAGATTTATTCTAGCAATAGTAATATCTAATAAATTCTCTTTGTAGGGTATTATATTATTACATGTTCTAAAGTGTTTTGTAAATGGTTTATAGAATATTTGTGGATGTGGTTGAGGTAAAAATAGGTCACATGTGCATAAATCATTGAAGAAATGGTCATGCCATTTTCTACCATGATCTTCGTATATTGGATAAAGTTTTCTATTATTTTCTTTCCATGTTCCTACCTTGAATTTCGTTTTTGGTGGATTATTCTTGCCATATCCTAGATAATCTTCATATACAAAGTATTCTATCTTTATACCTGTATCTGTATAATGATGTAGCAATTGCTCACTACTAAGACTATCAACTTTTATTACTGGAGTTATTGTGTCTGAGTCATCATATCTTTTATATTTTATATGGTGTTGATCTAAATCATGATACTCCCATTTATGTGATACATACTTACCACCAATTTGCATTTGAGTGACAGTTTTTCTATTGTATCTAAATAAACCATTGAAATATGCTTTACCATAGTGCCTAGCACCCCAGATGACAAATTTCATATCATGCTGTATAATGATCTTACTATAATATATCTATGAAAAAAACACTACCACCCAACTACGGATTTGACTTCCCTATACAATGGAAAAATGGTGATTTCAAAGTTGGTGATGCGGTAGTATGTGGTATGCAGAATCTAGACTATGGTATTGTATCATTTATAAGTAATGAATACTTGACAGTGTGCACCGCTTGTGGAACTGGCACAGATGAGTTACCACATAGAGATATAAAAGTGGTAGTATCTAAAGTAGTACCAATTAGAAAATTAGAAAAACATGAATATACCAAACTGGCAACATCACTCAAAAAAGGGTGCCAAACGGAGACTGCGACCTCAAAAATTGAGACAGGCAAGGAAAAGACGCTCGCAATTTCTCACACGCTTAGAAAAAGAGTCGAAGAGAAACCAGTTGAATAAGTGTCACAATCGCCCACACAAGGGTGATTTTTTTATGTATAATATTAGTATATCAAACAAAACAACATGCCTGTAAACATAGAAATCAAAGGTAACTTAGCAAGACTACTTGCCACTGAGAACCTTATTGTTGAGCACAAAAAAGTAGAGACTGCTCAATTCAACACACAAACAAGAGTTTTGACTCTACCCATATGGAATACATCAAGTAATTTTGTTTATGATATGCTCGTAGCACACGAGGTAGGTCATGCATTATTTACTCCATGCGTTGATTGGAAACAAGATAAGTACAAATCTGTACCTCACTCATATGTCAATATTGTAGAGGATGCACGTATTGAGAGACTCATGAAAAACAAATTTGCAGGTCTAAACAGAGATTTCTACAAAGGATATGAAGAGTTGAACTCAAGTGACTTTTTTGAATTGAGTGACAAAAATGTCAATAAAATGAAATTTATCGATAAAATCAATCTATACTTCAAACTAGGTGCCTTTCTATGTCTTGAGTTCAATGATATTGAAAATCAATTCATCACTGAAATATCACAATCAGAAACATTTGAACAAGTTCTTGACATTTCACTTAGAGTTTATCAGTATTCTAAAGAGCAACAACAAGCAAGACAAAAAATGCTTGACTTAGCACAAACAAGTGAAGATAAAAACAACAATGATGATGAGGATCTTCAATCACCATCATATCAAAGAGATTATCAATCAGAAAGTGATGATGAGATTGATGACTCTGCAGATATTGATGATCCTGATTTTGAACCATCAGATGAAGTTGACGATGATGATGAAATTGACGGTGGTAGCACTGCAGGCAATCATGCGGGTGATTGGAATAACATTGATGAGAGTGATACTCAAGATGCATTTGACAATAACAGTGAGAAACTCAGAGATACTGATAGTAAAGAAACCACTTATATCAATCTACCAGAGGTAAGACTTGACAAAGTTGTTGTACCATTTGATGTTATCAATGAATACCTAACAGATCACTTTCTTACTGAGAAAACAAGTCAGCAAGATAATCATACAAACTACGTTGGTAATGCGATTCTCAAAGACACAAATGATTTCAGACAGTACAAAAAGTCAGCATCTAAAGATGTCAATCACCTTGTAAAAGAGTTTGAAATGAAGAAATCAGCAGATTCATACGCTAGACAGGCAACTGCTAGGACAGGTGTTCTTGATACATCTAAATTGCATACTTATATGTTCAATGAAGATATATTCAAAAAGATAACTGTTATTCCAGAGGGTAAAAATCATGGTCTTGTGTTTTTACTTGATTGGTCTGGTTCAATGTCTAACATACTTGAGAATACTTTGAAGCAATTATTCAATCTAGTATGGTTTTGTAGAAAAGTCAATATACCTTTTGAGGTTTATGCCTTTACAAATGATTCATGGTCATTATGGGGTGATTACAACGAGGAAACAAGATATTATGAACTTGATGGATCTAAACTTGTAAAGTCATACAATACAAATGATTTACATATTGAGGGTGGTTTCAGAATGGTAAACATTCTCACTAGCACTGCAAAATCTAAAGATATTGACAATATGATGCTAAATCTATGGTTACAAACAAGAGCGATGAACTTTCGCATGTATAATTGGGGTCGCAAGTTTACTTTATCAGGAACACCACTCAATGAAGCAATTGTGTGTGTAGGACAACTCACTAAGCAATTTATCAAAAATGCTAAGTTGCAAAAATCTCATGTTATTATATTGACTGACGGTGATGGTTATCACCCATCATACAACCATAACTTTATATCCTCTCATACTGGTAAAGAGAGACAATGTGTAAATTCAGTGCCAACGTGGTCTAGCACAATTAGAGTGGGTAGTAGATCATTTATCTGCACCACTGGTGATGTTGATTTTACAAACAAAATGGTTGAAGCAGTAAAAAGCACATTACCAAACACAAGTTTTATTGGAATACGTATTCTTGATAGCAGATCATATTCATGTTTCTATAATAAGTTTGGTAGATTATCATTTGATTATTTTGAAGACATGAAGAGTGAACTAAGGAAAAACGGTGCGGTGTTCTTCAAAAACAAATCATTTGATTTATGGTGTGGAGTGGTTCAAAAATCATTACATACAGATGCAGATCTAGAGGTAGATCAAGGTGCTGCAAAAAGACAAATCACTGCTGCGTTCAAAAAAATGAACAAGGGTAAGAAATCCAACAAATTCATGGTCAAAGAGTTCATAAAACAAATTGCTTGACCAGTTTACAAAGTGGTACATCATCGGTTGATTTACCACTTTTATCAATTATAATACTATTATACAAACAAATCTTTATTATGACACTTATTCCTCACAAATATACAGACGTTGAATTGTTTGACTTACTCAAAAAGTATGATGACTCAGCAATCACATCAAAAGACTTACAAGAGATTGCAGATCACTTTGATGTAAAAGTATCTTCACTACGTAGAAGAATGAAGAGAAAAGGTTTTGAGTACAATGCTAAGAAAAAAACATATGCATTGACTAAAACTCAACTCAAATCTGCAAAAAAACAACTTGAGACACAATTTGAGAAACCTCATGTTTTTGCTACTGAGCAAAAAGAGAATCTTGTGCCTACTATAGACGACACATTTATCAAGTTTGGTGCATTTCCTGATCTCAAGAAAATTATACAATCAAGATTGTTTTATCCTATCTTCATCACTGGTATGTCAGGCAACGGAAAAACTTTCGGTGTTGAACAAGCATGCTCTCAAACTAAGAGAGAGCTTATCAGAGTAAACATCACTGTTGAGACTGATGAAGATGATCTTATCGGTGGTTTCAGACTTGTCAACGGTGAGACTGTATGGCATAACGGTCCAGTTATTGAAGCATTAGAGCGTGGTGCTATATTATTATTAGATGAAGTTGATCTTGCATCTAACAAGATATTATGTTTACAATCTATTCTAGAGGGTAAAGGTGTATTTCTCAAAAAGATTGGTAAGTTTGTCAAACCTAATGAGGGTTTCAATATTGTAGCAACTGCCAATACAAAAGGTAAAGGCAGTGATGACGGTAGGTTTATTGGCACAAATGTTCTCAATGAAGCATTTCTTGAGCGTTTTCCTATTACCATTGAGCAAGACTACCCCACTGTAGGTGTAGAGTCAAAAATATTGACTAAAGTTGCAGAGTCATTGAATATTCCTATGATAAGTGAGCACAAAAACTTCATTACACACTTGTGCAACTGGGCAGAGATTGTTCGTAAGACTTTCAATGATGGTGGTGTTGATGAGATCATATCAACACGTAGATTGACTCACATCATGCGAGCATATTCTATCTTCGGTGATAAGATGAAGTCTGTTCAAATGTGTCTCAACAGATTTGATGATGAGACTAAGGAGTCATTTATTCAATTATACACTAAATTGGATGATACTGTAAATGTTTCAGAGTCAACACAATAGGTTGACTCTTGATCTCAATCTGCTATAATAAGAATGTAAGCGAGGTTGGTTGAGTAGGTTTTTTGTAGAAGGTTTGACTACTCTTCTGTAAAATGTATCCTCGCACGATTTTTGGGCATTGATATGGCAAGGGTGATCTCATTCCGACATGCTATGTAAGGATTCTAAACGGTAGTCGGTGGAAAAGGTCTTCAAATCGAACCTCATGTCATGTAAGTCCCGATTTCAACACATTGTTGACAAACAGTCTTGTACATGCTATAATATGTACATACAGACCTGAGAAGTCTCTAAACTCATTCATTGTCCCTTTATTATGTTATTCATGAAAATCACTGGTTCATCTGCTATTGCTGCTGTAAACTTTGGCGAGAACAATGCAGTAGGTGTGACATTTACCAGTAATGATACCGAGTACGGTTTTGTTGCTAAGGATGCTGCACTTGTTCGCACTGGTCTTGAGTCTGCCCTCTCAAAGGGTGAGTCCATCGGCAAGTTGATCTCAAACTATCGTACAACTGGACAACTAAAGGCAGTCTAGTTCATAACCACAACTGAATACATTGATTTATTTTTACCCCTGATTGAGTCAGGGGTTTGCATTTTAAATTACATTGGAGATTATTATGTCACTAAACTATGAGAAAGTATGGGAGGTAATGAATGATCTTGATGAGGTCGTTCAAAAGACAAAGATTATCTCTGAAATGTGTAATAAACTGAGAAAAACAGTTTATGATTGGACTGATGCTGATGAGGTATTGGACGAGGTTGATGCACTAAAAGGATTTTCAACATATATCCTACAAGAATTAGACAATGCATCAATAAGAGCATGGAATAATACTGTTATTCCATTGAATCCAAATAGAGAAAAGATAAGATTAGGAAAAGATCTTGATTCATTAGATAATGTCAAAATAGATACAGATCAATTCAAGATTGATTTGAATCAATTTAGAGATTATAACATAAGATCGGAGGATATGAAGGCATGATTTATACAATGCTATCAATCATAACCATAGGTGTTATAATGGTGATATATACATTATACAAATATAATCCACATTGATCATCATGGCACTATCATCACAAGTTGAGGAATCACTAAGGGATGCACAAAGTCATTTACGAAATGCTTTAGCATTTTCAGCAAGGAGTGAGAAAACTTATGTAAGTAAACATGTTGCTGACATGTTACATAGAATAGATAATTTGATAGATGTTACTGATGTAATGGAGAGGTTAGAGTCAAGAAAACAAGGTGATAAAGGTACGTGGGGTCCTTTTATTGATGACCATTTAGACGAAGATTGTTAGATGACAACTAAAGAGAATCCACAAAAGGATAACCATGTTATATGTGGTTATCCTTTTTATGCTATTAGAAATGGTCCGAGTATAAACTATGCTCCATGTTGTTGGGCAAGGACAAAAAGCGTGTGTGGACCTCAAAACACCCCTGCTATTGATTATTTCAAAGGCAATATATTCAATGAAATGAGGAGAGATATGTTGAGAGGTGTAAAGAGTGATTTGTTATTGGACACTTGCTCTTTATGTTATAAAAATGAGGAGAATAACGGTTCATCTGCTAGACTTCAATCCGAGGTAGATTGGAGTGTGCTTGATAATTTTGATAGTGATGGTAAAATGATTGATAATAATAACAGATTTATAAAATTAGAACTCAATGCTTTTGGCAATCATTGTAACTTAGAATGTTATGAATGTCAACCAGACAACTCAAGTAGAAGGGAAGAGCGTTTGAAGAAGATGGGCACAAAGTGGCAAGCGATATTGGGTAAGTATTCATTTGTTGATAGGGATGTAAAAAAGAAAAATAAAGTGTTATGGAGAGAGTTTGTCAATGATTTAGTGCAACATAGTAGGAATATAAAAATGTTATCTTTTTGTGGTGGTGAACCAATGTCAATGGTATCACATTTTGATATATTGGATGCACTCATTGACAGTGGTGATTCTAAAGAGATAGAATTATATTATGTCTCAAATATGACAATGTTTACATTACCTAAAATGAGAAGATACATTGACAAATTCAAGTGGATGAACATACAATGGAGTGTGGATGGCATAGGTGAGAGAAATTATTGGTTGAGATATCCAACAAATTGGAACAATACTGTAAAAAATGTATTAGACGTGCAACAATATCTTTATTATACTAAACCATGGAAAATAGGAAAGATTGAAGCAACAATAACACCATCATTATTAGGTGTACTCAAGTTGAGAGAGACAGTAGATTGGATGAATAAACATGATCTAATGCAAGATAATCCTATGATAAACAGAATTGATGAACCAAAAATATGTCAAACAAGACATTTACCAGATGAGATAAAACAAAAGATAGGTGATGATGTCAAATCAGTGTCCGAGTATCATTATAATGATATGATGGAGAAGAGAGACCCTTATTATTTTGGGTTGGCAATAAAGTATTTTGATGCACTTGATAAATCAAGGGGCACTGACTGGAGAGCAACGTTTCCTGAGTTAGCATGTTATACCAACTAATTGACGTTAGATTTACACCAGAATGTAAAGAACTTCATGAACTATTGACCGATAATTGTTTTGAGTTTGAGTCCTCTGATGATATTGTTAGTTCATTAGAAGAACATTATAACATCAAGATTGAAAGTCTAGCATGGTGTAATGTGATCGACCAGATTGATAGTGATGGTAAAGTAACTGTCACATTGAATAACCAATGTGTTATAATACCTGCTATAATGAATACAAGATTAGTTGGGATACCACCTAATTTTAGATATGATCCTAAAAGAAAACTTATTGGAGGTTTCAACATGATATTGGCAGAGTGGATACACAATTATAAATGCCATGATGATGCTGTAAATAATAGAGATATTGATCCCTATAACGGCTCACCATTTCAAATCTACAAAGATATGAGCAGTAAACGTAAGGGTAAGTTTTTTGAAATGATAGTTGCTGAGTATTGTGAAAATTTAGGATGTCTTGTAGAAAGAGCAACAAACTCTGAACATGATAGAATAATAAGTAAGCAGAAAGCAGAAATCAAGGGATCAACTTTATGGGAAGGTCACGATGAGTTGTTTAGATGGCAACAAATACGACCAAATCAAGATTATGACATTATGATATTTCTTGCAATGTATCCTGATAGAGTTGATCTTTTTGCAAGTAAAAAGAAAGATGTAGTTGACTACGTTACAAAACAAGATGAGGATGGTAACTTTATCCATAATCAACATGGTGGAAAGAGCGTTGATAGTGGTACATATTTCATACAAGGTAAACCATCTGATTTTCCATTTTTTAGACCCATACAAAGCGTAATATGAAACTCAATGAAATACAGGAAAGAGATTGTATCGAGTATTTGAACACACTTGATGACAACTCAGTTGATCTTATCATTACTGATCCACCGTACAACATATCATTTGATGGTGGCAAGGGATGGGATTCACAATGGAAAACTGAAGAGGATTATCTAAAATGGTGTGATACATGGACTACAGAGTTGGTACGTGTGCTAAAACCTAATCGCATGATGATAGTGTGGGGTACTCTCAAAACAGATACATTTCTAAAATATAAACTATTGTTGAGTTCATATAATCAATTAGTATCACAAAATGAGATAGTGTGGAGTTATAATTGGGGTGGACGCACTAAGGATAATTTTGCACGTAAACATGAATATGCATGGTGTTATTCAAAAGGTGATAAGTTTCTATTCAATCGTGATGATGTAAGAGTTGAGCGTAAAGTGAAAAGAAATCTAAGAACTGGTGAGAATTATAGTCAGGGAACTATACCTACATGTGTATGGGAAAAGAATAATCATACAGCAAGTAAGGAACACTGCGGGTGGCACCCTACAACCAAAAACTTAGATGTGATATCAAGAATGGTAAGAGCATATTCAAACGAGGGTGATACTGTTTTAGATATATTCATGGGTAGTGGATCAACTGCTATTGCATCTATGATGAATAAACGTAATTATGTTGGATGTGAACTTGATCCTAATTATAATGAATTGATGAAAGAAAGAATATCATCTTATGCCACTAATACTATTGGCACAATACAACAACCAAATCCCATATTATCTACTATTGCATGATGAAAGACACAATCTTATATGGAGACTGTCGTGATACACTCAATAATGTAATAAATTCGTCAGTGCAGATGTGTGTTACATCCCCCCCTTATTATGGTCTTAGAGACTATGGTGGTGAGGATTCACAAATTGGACAAGAGCAAACACCTGAGGAGTATATCAAACAATTAGTTGACTTGTTTAGTGTAGTAAGAGACAAACTAAAAGATGATGGTGTATTATGGGTGAATATTGGTGATAGTTATTATAACTATAGGAGTGGTAAAGGTCAAGCATTACCAAAACAAACAGTGAGCAAAACTAATCAAGACTTACCCACTAAATGCAATCGTAGAGCAAATAAACTAAAAGGATATAAAGAAAAAGATTTGATGGGCATACCATGGATGTTAGCATTTGCACTACGTGCAGATGGATGGTATCTTCGTCAGGATATCATATGGCACAAACCTAATCCAATGCCTGAGTCAGTGCGTGATAGATGTACAAAATCACATGAATATATTTTCCTATTGAGTAAGAATAGAAATTATTATTTTGATGTTGATGCCATCAAAGAACCAACAAGAAGAAAGAGGAGTGTGTGGAATGTGACAAAGAGACCATATAAGGGTGCACATTTTGCAGTATTCCCACCTGATTTGATTGAACCATGTATATTGGCAGGCAGTGACAAGGGTGATATCATATTAGATCCGTTTATGGGTAGTGGTACAACTGCACTGGTAGCAAAATCCTTAGAAAGACATTTTATTGGATGCGAATTGCATCAACAATATGATAACCTAATAAAAGAGAGATTGAGCAATGTGACAATCAAGAAACCTGCACAGTCTACACCAAATCCATTAGAACTACTGCTATAATATTATTGTAAACAAAAAAACCAATGAGTTCAGTTCAAACAGTTACTACCAAACATCACACTATACTGATTGATCGTGATGATTATCGTCAAATCAAAAATGAGTGTAAAAGACTTGATGTAACTATTGACTATTACTTTTTTGAGTTTCAATTCTATCAGGATGAAAACTAATGAGAAAATATACAGTCTCAGCACTTGTAGAGGGTTATCGTATTGAGGATCAAATCGTTGCAGTCTCAATACATCAAGCAATCAAACTCATGCAAGCAAAATACAGCAACGCAAGCAACATTTACTGTCTACACTAATTATTATGAACATTCCAACATATGACTTTCCACAGTCACCAATTTTGATTATTGGATTCTTCGGAATCTTTACAGCACTACTCGTGTTATACATTGCAAACAGGGATTATTTTTCTAGTCCATACAATCAAGATAAGAGGTAATATGAAATACAATGTCACTTACGTTGAGTTTGACTTTGATGATGAAGTTATCTCAAAAGATGAAAGAATCGAAATCACTAATGACCACATAGGTGTGTGGGATGCTATTGATGAAGATGACCTAATCGATGAAATTACAACCTCTTCAAATTGGTGCGTCAAAAATATTGATTATGTGTACCAGTTGAAATAGTGTCACATACACCCTAGCATTTTGTTTTGTACCGATTATAATAGGTACATAACAAACAAACACATTATGCCAAACTTCTCAGATTTTCTAGACTACGTTTATATGTTCTACAATGACAACGATGGTCTATATCCCATTTCAAAACTCACAAAGGCAGAAATTGCACTTGCTACTCTTCGTTATCTTGATGAGATCAATGAAAAAGATGATGACAATTTCACATGGGGTTATGGTGACACTATTGACAGAGAGCGTGTAAGAAATCACATTGTTATGAATCGTGAATCAGTCAAATCACTAAACTGGAGTAAGTAATGTTTGCAATATTCACTTCGCCCATCAAATTCTCAAAGTCATACAAAAATGCTTGTAAAATTGCAGATGACTATTACAACAAAACTGGTCAAGTTGTAGCAGTTGAGAGCATAAGCAAATCTAGTGTATGGCATTTACCCTCTTTAGCATCATGAACAAAACTCAAAACGATCAATGCATCAACTTTATGAGTTTAGCATTACAATACTTTTGTGAAGCAAATTCGTTACCATTTATGTCAGCAGATGATCTATTATATGGTCAGATAGTGACAACAACTAAACAAAAGTTATGGTTACATAGTTATATGCAACTTTGGCAATCGTTAGACATATAATAACATTATCTTGCAATTATTCTTTTATTCTTCACATTATTCGTTCTATTATGTCCTCTAAAAAGTATCAACAATTACAGATCAATTTGACCGCAGTAAGTGATAAGCAAAGAGAGGCTAAACGCCATGAATTGTTGTCACTTAGTGAGCATAATTTAGTGAATAAACATCATAATAAACCATGGAGGACAATCAACAACTATTAGTGTGACAGTAAACAAACTGTCCACATTTTCCCTATTCCTGATAATTGTTGACTATAATAAAGACATAACAAGGATGCTAACATTCACAAGTGCTTAGGGATACCATCCTTGTTATACAAGTTTTTTATCGTGTTTATTATGATCCACTCATTACATTTTGGAAGAGCATTTTGGTTGAATCTTGATAATGAGCTCATGTCCGCACCATGGTTGAAAACTGGTGAGGTTTTAGACGGAACTTATGGAACTGATGACCAATCTGACTACGTTTGTGAGTGGACTGATTTTGAAGGGGTTGATATAGCATTATTACTCAAAATTCACAAAGATTTATTACTTGCTGAGACAGTTCAATAACTGTCACAGCATTGCCCCATAACTCTACAAGGGGCATTATAATAAGAACATATACAGAAAAACTCATGAACATTGCAACATCAAAATTTTTATATAGAATCTCAACACCTAATAAAATTGTAGGTGATGACATTTTTACAAATGATCTAAACTCAGCAACTCTATTTTGTTTAGAATGTGCTAGAGATTATGGATCTGCAGCAGTTTACAATCATCAGACAGGCAAACTCATACAGACTATAGGACAGTCATAGAACTGTCACAGTGACACGTGCAATATTATCTCAATGCACTATAATAAAATCATAACAGAAATTTACAAACTATGTCAACATTACACCACGAATCACTCTTAGAAACATGCTACGATGAAGCATGGGAAGAATACAGAAAAGAGCACAATCTCACCTCAGATCAACTATATGCATTAGAGCAAAATTCAGAGCATGGTTATTTACCAGTCATCGCTGACAATGCTAGGAAAAAATTTGATGATTTATGCATGTAGTGGACAGTTCACAAACTGTCTATTTTTTTACACATGCTCTATAATAGGCATTATAATAAGTACATAACAAACAAACAATCCTTTCTACATGACAATCACAGAATACAAACAACTCATCAAAAATGATACTCTTATGATAGGTCTTGACGTATCTGAAGAGAAAACAAACAAAATCATCAACAGAATACTAGAGGTTGATAATTTTCAAAACGTCGCATGCTATTGTGCAGACTTCTCAGAATTTGTAGAAGAGTTAGCAGAATGGGGAGTTGACGGATGTGCAAAAGTTTACTTCGATGACCCAGATTTGAATATTGCTAAACTTGATGCATTTATCAAGGCAGAAAACGGTTACATCAGAGAGGGCAAATAATATGCAATTACAATCTAAAACCTCAAAAGATGTACCATCACCAGTAACAGTAGATTATTATCAAATCAAGGGAACCGATCAAGTAAGATTGAGAGTAATTACATTACTAGGCAAAACTCTCAATAAGACTTGCATCGAAGTACATGATATGGCAAGAGAGATTGATAATTTATTATTACATGAATTTGCAGTAACTGTCAATACCAACCGACCTAGACAGATTGTGCCAGTCAAAGAAGTGGCACAATGTCTCACACATTACCATGCTCAGGCATTATAATAAGTACATAACAAACAAACAATCCTTTCTACATCATGCGTAAAATCGAATCACAAATGAACAATGCAATCAAAAACAAAATTGCATGGTCTAAAGACAACACACTCACCACTTTTGACAATACTCTTGAAAATTGCTTTGTTTACCTACATGGAAATCATATTGCAACTTACAATTATGAATCTCAAGAGTTATCCTTATTCGATGGCGGATGGCAGTCCAATACAACTAAATCTAGACTCAACGCACTTTGCTATGAGTTTGCAACTGGTTTTTCAGTATTTCAAAAAAACTGGAATTGGTTTGTAAGTGACTTTCAAGCAAAAACAATCAAGAATTTCACTGACGGCATTACAGTAAATTACAACGGATGTTTCTAATAACATCCTCTACAAATCACTCTACTAAGTAACAACTATCATGAACAATTTCTACTCTTTTTCTTATCAACAATCAGACGATGATTATCAAGCAGATTTTAACTATAATTGTACACAATTTGTTGATGAAGATGATATTTTTTCTACTATAGATGCACCGTCTATATATGAAACAATAGACAAAGAAACACAGTCAATTCTTAACACTTTCTAGGTAACACGCATGAGACCCGCACTAACAACAACTCAACCAAATTACACACGTAAAAGTATTACAAATACTAGTGTTATTCTCCCTGATAATGTATATAAATCGTTATTCAAAATGCATCCATCTGATGCTTACATATTCGGTATAGATTGTGAACCGCAAAATGTTATAAATGTATAAAAAAACATATGTTTGTTTTATATAAACTTTGTAAATGTTCTCACTAATTGTTACCTTAGCGAGCAACATAACAAAAGTCAAGTATAAGAATTGTGGAGTGACTTCGCCACTATCTAACACAAAAGACAGTCAATTTGTCCCTTATTCTTTATAACAATTATGAGCAAATTGCAGGCACTATCTGAACTCGAAGCAGCAAGTACTTCAAGGACAGTTAGACACATTTTATACAAATATTACAGAGGTAACTGGTAACAATTATAAGACATTCAACAGATATATTATAACACATACTTGAAAGGATTGCAAGGGGTACGGATAACACGAATTGACAGTGTTTTTCGTGCCTTTTGTGTTATAATGGGGGGGCGGTTAGCTAAAAAAGCAAACAACCCTAACCTACAAAAGTATCCCAACGAGCGATATATAAAAAAAATCGCAAAAAAATTTTTTGCCCTTAAAAAAAATTCTGGATATGTTTGTATACTGGGGATCTAATGATTCTGGCAAGGCACATCTGAAGCACTATGCCAAACTGAATAATAAAACGGTTCTCATGTGGTGGCCGAATGAGATTCATAAGGTAAAGACCACAACCCATATCAATGAATGGTCATGGGCGGATGAGACTGTTCATCGTATCAAGTATCATGACTTGGACGGTTTTCGTAAATGTGAAAAGACAGAAAACCAGATATGGATAAACACGTTTCTATTTGAAAATTACGCTGCTACTATTAAGAGTACAATCAACCCTACCATAAATAAAGGTAAATATGGAAAACATGAAAAACATAAGAAGATATACACAAAAGAACAAATAAAGAAATATACACAGAAGGAGTATATCAACACTTCAGTATACTTTGATATTATCTCAACGTTTAATAAAGCATATGGTAATGGTATCTGTAAACCATTGACTCATGATACTCTAAAGAATCACTATGATGAGATACTGGAAGATGTAGATGTAATCACATTCACTCTCCCAGACTGGGCGATAGATGATTTAGAGGATGTACTCAGAAAGTCTGTCAATATCATACCGTATAAATCAAATCAACTTGATTCGGCAATCAGTAAATTAGATCACTTCAATAATGTAGAGAAGACAAATCTATTTGAAGTTTACAAAACTGATAAGAAGAGAGTATGGCGTTACCTAGATTGGTATCGTGAGGAAGTGGATAATACAATAGACAAACTATCACAGCGTAACATACCTTATACATTGTTTGATTTAGATACTGATAGTTACCCTGAAACTTTTGGATGGGAAATTGACGTAGATCGTAAGTTCAGTCATCGAGGTGTAGCATGGAATCATGAGAATTATAACAGAGTCAAAGAAATTGCCGAGGAGTATGTCATAAATAAGTCAGGATACTATCACGATAAAAATGGCATACACAAGGGATGATGACGGTTTAGTAGGAAAAATCACACGGAACTCTGCAGGTAAATATGAGTGGAGTTTAGGTGAGTTTTATAAAGATGCTGAGATTGTTGGTAAGACTGGCACTTTTAATGGAAGGACACAACTTGTAAAAGGAACCGAAGATGATTACGACACCGCAGCAGCAGCACTAAAAGCAGCATTCGTGGCAGCAGAATAGCATCGAAGCATACATATATCAGCTGAGTAGACAATAAAAGTATATCCTTCTTGTCGCCTCTCAGAGAATTCTTCTTTAGGATCCTTTGAGAGGTGATTTCCTGGTATGTGATAACCGATTGGCACATTATTTCGTAGACATCCTTTCTTGAACTCTCCTAACACTTGCAAGTATTTGACATTTTCAAAATCACCTGCACAACCGAGAGATGCTGAAAGATCATACGGACCTATCAGTGCAACATCCACATCGACACTTAGAATCTCATCGATGTTTTCCACAGCTTCGTAGTGTTCTATCATTGGTATGAGTAACGGTTGTTGTCCTAATCCTTCTCGGTGCTCATGAAATTGTATACCATACCCGTTTCCTCTGTTAAACCCTATACCCCGTGTGCCTCTGGGTGGCAGCGAGAAACTCTCTTTTATCTCAGAGAGTTGTGATTTATTTCTTATTTGAGGAACTATGATACCAGCAGCACCTTGTTCTAATGCTTCAATGGCACAATAGGAGTCTGGTTTAGATATACGTGCTAAAGGTAATGTATTGCCTAATTCCAATGCCCGAAATATGTTTGGTAACTGATCACGTGTAATATTACTATGTTCTAAGTCTACTCCTATAAAATCAAATCCTTGTGATCCTAAGATCTCTGCAACCTCAGGACAGGGTAATTGCATCCAAGACCCTACAACATGTCTACCTTCTGCTAAATATTGTCGAATCTTTTGAACTGCTGCAAATTTATTCATGATTTTATTCTCTGGATGTAGTATAACATATGGTGATGAGTTAGTAAACCCCGAAAAAGACAGATTTTCTAAAAATCATATCAATATTGCACGGTGTGGATTGTCAAATGACATGATTGTCATGAGAACTATCGAGTATATTGAACAAAATCCCGATGTAGATTACGTTATAACGCAATTTACAGTGCCTAGACGGTCAACATACTACAAAAATGAGTGGAAAAGCATCACACCATGGATAAAAAACGTGCAATCAGATGTATATTATAAGTATTTGGACTCTCAAGAAATGAGAAATATGAATTTATGGAAAAATGTGTATATTTTAGAGCAATATTTACGTGACATACCGCATTATTTCTGGAGATTGAGTGAAAGCACAGAGAAATCATCAACAAATGACGGTATTTTTAAGAATTTGGTGCCTTGGAGTAATATGAAGACCTTATATGAACTAATTGGCAGACCCGATACATCTCCTCAACACTATGTAACTGGTCACCCTAACAAAAAAGGTCATGATTTGATTGCTCAACACCTCCAAGGCGTTGTCCCAAACATATTATACCACTCATCGTAGTATTTGGCAAGGTATCTTCGACCAAAACTCAAGTCATCATCAGTCAAATCCTCTAAATCAGAGGAATACTGGTCACTGAGGTTCTCATGGTGGGGTGCTTTTGTTCCCATTTCAGGATAATAGCAGTTAGGGTATAGATTTTTGATGTCAAAATGTAAAAAGTCACTAAGTTTTGCTAAAGCATCGTTTTTTCCACCCCATAAATCTTCTGAAACTATGGTTGTGGTGCTAAAAATCGATTTATAACACTTTATTCTCTTAACAAACTCACAATTTATGCTATAATTGCCTTTCATAAGATAATTTCTGAAATAATCTCTTGATGTAGGATATTTTTTACGTATATTTTTGTCATATTGGTATTGTGCCGACAATTCGCTGTATAATCTACGAACTGGGTCACGAAAAATTATTAAAACCTTAATTTTGAAGTGTTTTCTGAGTTGAGGTGCTATTTCTTTTATAAATTTTTGGGGAAGCATTGCATTGCTGTTAGAAAAATCAGCAACATATGCATATTCGTGTTTTATTCTCTCATAATGTCTTTTGTAATATTTGATATATGTCTCTAACGTCGGTTTTGTAAATAATTCTTCAATCTCATCTAGATTTTCAGTAAAAGCATACTTATCTTTTAGATGCCACTCATTTTTGTAGTGTGGATTCTCGGATTTACCCATAATGAATTCATACCAAGGTCTTCTCCACTCCCATGCCTCATCGCTAAAAATATGATATAATAAGTGACTCTCCTTTTGTAGTCCTACATGGGCACACTTGTTAGAACGTTGTAATGTAAGGTGAAGAGGACTTGTAGCACTCCAACCAGTCCCTGCACCGATGATCAATGGAACTCTCATGTCCAAGGCATAGTACCAAAGTAATTATACCACTCATCGTAATACTTTGTAAGGTGTTTTCTACCAAACTCAAGATCTTCTTCAGTCAAATCTTCTAAATCTGAAGACCATTGGTCTTTTAATTTCTTATGATGAGGTGCTTTTGTTCCCATCTCTGGAAAATATGCATTTGGCCACAATTTTTCAAACTTAAAATCTAAAAATTTCTCTAAGTTTTCTTGACAATTATTTTTTCCACCCCATAAATCCTCAGAAACGATACTTATGGTACTAAAATGCTCGTTGAATGATTTATAACTGCCAACATAATCAGAATTTGGAGTAATCTCTCCTTTTTTAAGATAACTTCTCCAATATTCTTTTGAAGTGCTATAACTATTTTGCAATTCTTTAGAATCTTGATATCTTTGAGACATTTCTGAGTATAATCTTCTTGTTGGATCTCTAAAAATCTTTAAAACCTTGATATCAAAATGTTTTTTTAATGTAGGAGCAATTTTTGCAATAAAATCTTTCGGTAAATTAGCATTACTGTTAGAAAAATCATGAACATACTTGAATTTGTGCTTCACACGTTCATAATGACGTTTATAATACTTGACATATATCTTTAAATTTGGACTTCTAGTGTAAAACTCTTTAATTTCATCTATATTATGATGTAACTTTTTAGAAGTCATCGAATTACCAACAAAACGTTTATACGAAGGTTCTCTCCATTGCCATACACTAGGGTCATAAATATTCATCAGGAAATGGGGTTCTTTCAGAATACCTGGATGACTACATTTATTTGCACATGATAGTGTAAGATGAAGTGGAGTGGTCGCACACCAACCATGTCCAGCTCCTATTATTAATGGAACTTTCTTATTCATGAAAATATTATTCAGTGGTGATAGTTTTACTTATGGTGACGAATTATCAAATAGAGAAAAAGATCGTTTCTCAAGACTAGTTAGTGAACATTATGCTGCAGAAGAAATTAACAAGGCACAATGTGGTTCCTCAAACGATAAAATTGTTCGTGATGTATTTGAATATCTTCATCTGTTCAATGTTGACGCTGTAGTTGTTCAATTTTCAATATTACGTAGATTTGATGCTTATAAAGATGGTTGGATAGGAATGATGCCTGAAGATACAGGTGGAAAGTATTGTCATGCTCCAGATTGGAAGAAAAATATAGCAAGAGCATATTATAAACACGTTCAAGATGATAGAAAAGATCAAGAGCGTTATTTTCAACAAATTTTGTTGTTGCAATCATTTTTGAATCAAAAAAATATCCCATACGTTATGTTGGGTCTAGAGAGTTTTGAATATAGGCAGGAAAAGATATATTATAATTACATCAAAGATTTTTGTGAGGATTTTGAATATATAATTCCAAATCTTATAGGAGGGTACAGATCTGAAAATTATTGTCCAGATCTCACACATATTAACTCTGCTTTGCATGGGATGCACCCAAATGAAAAGGGTCATAAAATCATAGCAAATCATATTATCAGTAAATTATGAAGATAAGGCATAAACCTAGAATACCAGTCGCACCACCTCCAAAAAAACCAACTTTACTTATGAATATTGGTGTTGGTTGGTCTGCAACCACTCCATTCTTATATACTCTCTCAATAGATCAAAGATACTGTCATCCTGGTCATATAAAAGAAAATCATTACCTTAGAATGATATTTGAGCAAGATTGTTGTAATAAATTTGACATACATAAATTTATTTTATCAACATCAGCAAATGAAAAGCAATGGATATTTAGAAAATGGCAAAAAGAATTATTTGAGTACAGTTATCACTTTCTTGATGATCCAAATTACATAAAAGATTGGTATTCGCTTCCAGTTACCATTGATAAGTATATTGATTATTACATAAAGCATTGGGAAGTAATAAAAAGTGATTTTCATGCCGTAGCTGATTTTTCTAATCATAATTGGGCAATTCCTTATTATGAAAATGGTTCAGACATGATAAAGGAGATACAAAAAGAATTTGAACTAAAAGTTACAGTTCAATTTAGAGATCCTATAAAACGTTTGTACTCAGAGTTAGGAACTTGTTTTGTTGATAAGAGAGTTCCACATATGTTTACTTTAGGTGCAACATCAAAACTACTGAGAGGTAGAAAATACTTACAAAACAATCAACACAATAATTTTTTTAAATTTTGCTTAGACGATGGTGCTTGGGATAGTGCAAACTGTCGATACATTGATTTATTGACAAAGTGGGAGTCGTTAGTTGGCACTGCCAACATATTACCTATCATAATGGAAGAATTTTGGAATCCTCAATATAGAAAACAACAATGTGAGAGATTATCTAATTTTTTAGGAGCACCAATTCAAAAAATTCATCAAAATGCCTATTTTCCAGATATGGGTGCAGATGCACCTCACCACATAGGTCTTATAGATCAATGGACCTCTGATAAAGAAACAATTACTGAAGAAACTATAGAATATGCACTAAAATACATGAAACCGTGCTATACTGATTGGAAGTCTAAATTTGGAAGTGTACCTGAGTTGTGGACAAAGTATGAAGATTAATTATGTTACTGATCCTTGGAAATGTGTAGAAATAGAAGATTTTCTACCTGAAGATAGGTGGAAAGAAATACAAGGACTAGCAAAAATAGAATTAGATAACTACCACTCTTCAAATACTAAAGAAAAGTCTGGTCATTATGTAAGATTCCTAGATTATGATATTATTCCAGAAACCAATAGTTTATTTACAGATATTGCTTTACCTCATCGTGAATATAAAGGTAAATTGAAAAAACTTGTGCATTGGGCAATTTCTCCTCCAAAATGGAATTATCCAACTCATTGTGACAATAAATCCAGAATAAGCACTTCAATCATGTATATTTCTCCTGAGAATAGTGATGGTACTGTTCTACATAAGAACGCTAGTCAAAATGATGGAGGTGATCATGAAAAGGCAGATTTACCATCAACCTACACTTGTAAATTAGATTGGAAACCCAATAAGGTTTTCTTTCATAATAGTATTCCAAATAAAACTTGGCATAGTATTCAAAATTCTACAGATCTTCCTAGAGTCGTATTAAGTTCGTTTCTAATACAAGAAGATTTGATTTTACCGAACAGACCTTGTTCAGGGTATGAAATTTCTATTAATTAATAATTCGTGACTACCTTATTGATTAGTGCTGGCACTGCTTTCTCTGCTAGTTCACCTTTACACTACACATTATGTTTAGATAACAAATATGCTCATACTGGTTTATGTAAGGAAAATTTTTACCTCTATTCACTTCAAGAGGGTGTGAATATTGAGTTTGGTCGTGACACATCAAAAAACAAACCTCCACAAATGACTATCACGCACGGATGTGAGGAGTTACATGGTAGAAGATCAATAAACTCTTACATAAGATATTATCAACGGTTGTGGGAGCATATAAAGACTGATTATCAAGCAATTGCTGACTTTTCTAATCAAAATGCTTGTTTGACTGAAAAATTCATGAAATCTATAAAACCAAATTTACTTAAGTGTTTTAATGTCAAAGTAATAATGATTTTTAGAGATCCTATACGTAGATTGTGGTCAGTTTGTAACAAAGGTAACATCAAAGATTTTCGTAGATGGGTAAGTGGTGAATTAGAACCAAATGCCATGTATGCTGACATTTATAAAAGATATAGGAATGTTTGGGGTGAAGAAAATGTTCATATGGTGGTTATGGAAGAATTATGGGAAGGAAAGACGCAAGCACTCTCTAATTTTTTAAATTTCCCTATAAACACAATTCATGAAAATGTTTATTACCCTGAAAGAGGAACAAAAGCACCGCATTACGAATACTTAATGGATCAATGGATATCTGACAAACATGATTTAGATGTAAAGACATGGGAGTATGCCATAAGCAATATGGGTTGGGTGTACAAAGATTTTAAGGAAACTTTTGGATACATACCTGATAAGTGGGGTCAATGGTATGAAACCTAAATTATTATTGAACGCTGGAACTTGTTTCTCAGCAACAAGTCCGTTGTGGTATACTTTAGGGTTAAATAACCACTATGCTCATACTGGACACGCAAAAGAGCACAATTATCTTTATCATATGATGATTGATGCGAAAAGGTCCATCAGTACACCTAGTCAACTCAATTCATCTGTTAGATTGACTCAAAAGTGGGAACAAACTGATTTGATAAAAAAAACCAAGAAGAAGGAGAAAAAGAGGGATGGAAAAGATGGATTCATGCATGTTTATCCTGAGATGACTAAAAGGTCACCTTTTATAGAAGGTAAGTGGACATTAGAAGAAAGAAGAGATTTTTTTGATAATCCAGAACTAAGTATTGACAAATATATTAAGTATTACCTAAAACATTGGGAAAACTTTAAATGTGAATATCAATCAGTTGCAGATTTCTCTAATACTAATGCTTGCTTGTCTGTAGAGTTTATGGAAAGTATAAAACCTAAATTATTAGAATATTTTGATATAAAAGTAACAATGATCTTTAGAGATCCTATTCGTAGGTTATTTTCAGCGTGTAATAGAGTTCATTCTAAATCTGGTGGAATTATGGAAGGATTTAGAAATTGGATCCTATCTGACAGTATGGAAGAGAACGTTTACTACTCAAACATATATAATAGGCATTGTCAGGTATGGGGTAAAGAAAATGTAATGCCTATTATAATGGAGGAGTTCTCTACTGATAAATTATCTGATTTCTTAGGTTATCGTTTAGTCACTGCTCATCAGAATTGTTATTATCCTGAAATGGGTTCTAATGCACCAAAATATCCTGGTTTGTCAGATCAATATAGTTCAGATAAGATAGATTTGTATAAAGAGACTTATGAGTTTGCTTTAGTACATATGGAGAACATTTATAAATCATTTGAAGAAACTTTTGGTTACATACCCGAAGCATGGAAAAAATAAAGTTATTATGGAATATTGGGACCAACTATTCCGCTACAACTCCTTTTTGGTACACATTATCGTTAAATCATAAATTTTGCCATACTGGTCATCGTAAAGAATTGCATTGGCTTGATCTTCTGGAATCTCAAAAGTTTTGGAAAACGAAAATCAAGGGTAGACCACGTTATTACAAATATTTCACTAATAGGATTTTTGGTTTTACTACATCACCTTTAGCATACCTAAAAACCGACAAACCATCAAAATTACAAAATGCTAGATGTTTCACTAAGGAAGAAGAAGAATACTTCTTCTCTTATCCAACATCAATTGAAAAGTACATTGATTATCGTAAAAGGCATTGGAATCACATAAAACATGAGTATCATGCATTAGGTGATTTTTCAAATAGTTATTGTTTATTATCTGAAGACTTTATGAGAGGTATTAAGGATAAATTACTAGAAGTCTTTGATCTAAAGATTACTGTATGCCTTAGAGACCCTGTTCGTCGTTTATGGTCCTCTAACCCTAATAAATCAGGCGGAATAGATAAAGTTTCTAATTATGGTAAAATATTACGGTCTTATTATAATGTTTGGGGTAAAGACAATGTTCTTCCTATTATAATGGAGGAATTTTGGGATCCTAGTAAATATAGAGAGCAGACTGAAAGATTATCTAATTTTTTGAATTATCCTATTACTAACATCTATAAAAACGTTTATTATCCTGAACTTGGTTCTAATTCACCACAATATGAATTTTTGAAAGATCAATGGAAAAATGAGAAGGATATTGATTTAGAAACATATAAACACATTTATTCTAAATTAGAATGGATTTACCAAGACTGTGAAAAAATTTTTGGTTATATCCCAGAAAAATGGCAATAAATAAAAATACTTATTTTTATAGATATGAAAAGATTATGGCAATGGATAAAAGGTGAATACAAACTTTGGAAATTACGTAAGCAAGATCCATATATTTACGAAGAAGATGATGACTAATTACCAACTATGTGGTATATAACCAAATTTTTTCTCAAACCCTTCATATAACCAATTAAGTTTTTTTCTACCATAATCAAGATCATCTTTTGATAAATCTTGCAAGTCAGATGTCCATTGGTGTTCTAAACCCTTTATATGCGGTGCTCTTGTTCCTCGTTCTGGAAAATAAAGATTTTTGCTCATTTTATCTATTTTCACACCTAGAAAATCAGACAAACCTTTTGGATTCTCCCAAACCTCCTCCATAATCACAGGATACACCTTTTTGAACGCAGATGACCAATTTTTGTAAATTGTTACGTAGTCTGGTAATACAATTGAGGGTTTTTCTAAATTTGACCTCCAATATTCTAAACTATTAGAATATCTTTTATAACTGTCATTCCATTTTTCTTTGTACCATGTTGACATTTGAGAATATGATCTCCTGACTGGATTTCTCCATATTGTAGTGACTTTGACATCAAATTCGCTTTCAAGTCTTGGTGCAATCTGTCTCAAGAAGTATGCAGGTAAATCTCCGTTACTATTTGAGAAATCGCTGACACCTTTATGACTTTTAACAATATGTGATTTAATATAATCAACATACCAGTCTAGAGTCGTGTCTTTTTTGACAAAATCTAATCCTCTTTTCTTATGATCCTTGTGCCAGTAAATATTTGCATGCTTTGGATTGTATTCCCTCTCATATAAGTAATATAGCACATTACACTCTGTAGTATGCTCTCTATTTGGGCATATCGCATATCCAATGTCTGAAAGTGTGTCGCAAAGCGGTTTAGTCGCAGACCACCCCACTCCAGCATTTATGTGCAATACGGGTTTCATAAATATCATGCATTCTCCTTATATATTTTGAAAATACCATTATTGATATTTGGTGGATGGGGTCATGCTGCATCTACACCATTTTATTATACTCTTTCTTTAGATAATAAGTATTGTCATGGTGGACACAGAAAGGAGACTGGATACCTTAATGAATTAGAAAATTATGAGTTCTTTGATCAACCTATGTGGACGTATACTAGTGACCCATATGATAGGTTGATGGTAAAGGATTCTAGTATGCCACCAATACTTGATAAGCATGTAAAGCATAGTGAGGAGTTTATCCGAGATTGGATAGCAGAACCACCAAGTATATGTAAGTACATTCATTATTATCTAATACATTATGAAAACATCAAACATGAATATAAGGCAGTTGCTGACTTTACAAACGGCAATTCTTGGTTGAGAGAACCATTTCTTGACAAGTACGTGCCTGCATTGCAAGAGTTTTTTGATATAAAATGCATATTTGTTTCTAGAGATCCAGTCCGTAGATCATATTCAGATTTTAGTGCTAAGTTTACAGGAAATGATCCTAGTGGTAAAATGTTGAAAGAAGGTATGTTATACCCTAACAATCCCACTGACAAACATTATAATAATATACATGATATGTTTTGCGGAGAACTACGTAAGACTTGTACAAGGTTCTATGTTGAGTTTTATAAAAAATTCAGCAAATACTTCCCAACTCTTCAAATTGTGATGGAGGATTTTTGGGAACCTGATAATTTTACTGAGCAGACCGAAAGGTTATCCAATTTCTTAGGTTATCCTATTACAAAGATACATGAGAATGCTTTTTGGCCAGAAGCAGGTGAAAATGCACCTAAATACGATTTCCTGAAGGATCAATGGGGATCTGTAAGGGAACCACTAACAAAAGAGTTATACGATTATGGTAGAGAACAATTGGACCCAATCTATTCTCAATGGAAAGAAGAGTTTGGATCTTTGCCTAGTTCTTGGGGTAAACATATATGATAGGGTTTAGCGAGGGATTTCATGACGCTGCAATTGCGGTTGTTCATAAAAATACTATTAGTTACGCTGCACATTCTGAGAGATACTCAAAAAAGAAGCATGATAAAGTATTGAACTTAAATGCAGTCACCATGGCAAGGGGATTGAATATACATGATGACATTGTAGCATTTTACGAAAACCCGTTATCAAAAAGAACTAGACAGTTATATGCAGGACAAAAAGCGTGGAGGAGAGATAGACGGTTATCTTTGCAACCTAATAAGTATATGCAACATCATAAATCACACGCTGCTGCTGCATTTCAAACATCCAACTTTGAACACGCTGCGTGTGTGGTGGTAGATAGCATTGGTGAGTGGGATTGTTCCTCAGTGTGGACTGCTAATATGGTAAGAGGATCCGCAGTATATAAAAAAGTATGGTCTAGAAGATATCCTAAGTCTATAGGACTTTGGTATAGTGCACTGACTAAATGGGCAGGATTAAGACCATTAGATGAAGAATATATTTTTATGGGAATGGCAGCCTTCGGAAAACCTTGTTATACTAAAGAGTTACGAGCATTACTTTCTAAAAATAACCATAAAGGTATACGTGGACTAGAAGGTGATTCATGTGATGTAGCAAAAAGTGCGGAGGTTGTTCTTCAAGAGGAATTGTTCAAAATATTTGATATTGCTAAAAAATACAGTAACAACATTTGCTATGGAGGCGGAGTTGCACTAAACTGTGTTGTAAATACAAAACTAAGGGAAAGGTGCAATCTTTGGATTATGCCTAATCCTGGCGACGCTGGAGGTGCTTTAGGTGCAGCTTTACTTGCATATGGTAAAAAAGTTCAATTTACTCCCTATCTCGGATGTAACATTAGGGGTTCGGTGGATCCAGAAGAGGTGGTCGATCACATACTCAAACATAAAATCGTTGGTGTTGCAAATGGTCGTGCTGAGTTTGGTCCTCGTGCTCTTGGTAATAGAAGTCTATTGGCGGATCCACGCCAAATTTCAACCAAAGATCTAGTCAACGAAATAAAACAACGTCAGAAGTTTAGACCATTTGCTCCTGCTATACTAGAAGAGCATTGTCAGGAATGGTTTGATATGCCTGAGCATTCAAGGCATATGTCATATGTTTATCAATGTAAGCAGAGTGACCTTATTCCTGCCTGTCTACACGTTGATAACTCTGCTAGAGTACAAACAGTGCCAGAGACATCTGAGAGCGTTCTGAGACCCATATTGGAGTGTTGGTATGAGAAGACAGGAATCCCTGTATTGTTGAATACATCTTTGAATGTTCGTGGAAAACCAATGGTAAACAATGTTGAAGATGCAAAATTGTTTTCTAGTAAATATTCAGTCAAGGTTTTTTAATGAAAATACTGTTTCATGGATGCTCAATTACTTGGGGTGACGAACTCGAAGATCGTGAAAATGAAAGATATAGTAAATTAGTTTCTAATCATTTTCTGACTGAAGACTGTAATATTTCTCATTGCGGGAATAGTAACGATAGAATTGTAAGAGAATCTATTGAACATCTACAAGACAATTGTTTTGATATTGTGGTATTGCAGTTTACTGTACACTCAAGAGTGGAGTGGTTTGATAAACAGGGTTTTCCCCATAGGTTTACACCACAACTTACATCAACTCATGGAAAATTAAAACTCAAGGGTATTGCAGGTAGAGATGATTTGAGAGAAAGAATGTTTTCTGCTGGTAAATGGTTTTATAGGTTTGTTTATAATGATATTCTTGGTGTCGAAAATATGTGGAAAAATATTTTTCTTTTTGATTCTTACTGTAAGGCAAACAATATTACCTTCATCCCTATTTTAGCAGATCATTTTCATGAGGTTATTCGTAGACCAGAAAAGTTTTATCATGGGGCAAATGGAACTGGTTGGTGGAAACCTTTATGTCAGGATATACCAATAACATATATTCATGAGGATATTATAGGTCATAAAAAGGATGGCATAGGAGATCATTACTATGGTGATTACCATGCAAAGGGAAATCATCCAAACGCTTTAGGACACCAAAAAATTGCAGAAAAACTTATTAAGTTGATAGAGACTATATAATCTGTTATAATATAATTGGATTGCAACCCTATAGTATGGCTAAAGGATTTAAGGTGGTAACCACTCCACCCGCTACAGAAAAAAAGGAAGACTGGTGGTCTGTAGAAAAAGGAAAAGAATTAATCAAAGGTAAAAGCATTGTTTTTTGTTTGCCTGGTCGTGGTGTTTCTTACATATTTTTAAAAGCGTTTGTGCAACTTTGTTTTGATTTAGTACAAAGTGGTGCAAGTATTCAAATATCTCAAGATTACTCATCAATGGTAAACTTTGCACGATGTAAGTGTTTAGGTGCGAATGTGCTTAGAGGACCTGATCAATTACCATGGGACGGTAAACTGAAATATGACTATCAACTTTGGATTGACAGTGATATTGTTTTCAACCTAGAAAATTTTTATCGAATAGTTTGTATGGACAAAGATATCGCTGCTGGTTGGTATGCGACTGAAGATGGTAAGACAACATCCGTTGCACATTGGCTTGAAGAAGATGACTTCAAGGAAAATGGCGGAGTTATGAATCATGAGATGGTTGATGGCATTCAAAAACGCAAAAAACCATTTACAGTTGACTACACTGGATTTGGTTGGTTATTAATTAAAAAAGGAGTGTTCGAGCATAAAGAAATGACTTATCCTTGGTTCGCACCTCAAATGCAGGTTTTTGAATCTGGAGAGGTTCAAGACATGTGTGGTGAAGATGTATCTTTTTGCTTAGATGCTATCAAGGCGGGATTTGAAATTTGGTGTGACCCTCAATGTCGTGTTGGTCATGAGAAAACAAGAATTATATAGATACCTGTAAAGAATGTTTACAGTGTATGGAAAAGTATGATATATATGTTGAGGGAGTAAAAGAATTCTCTTCTGTTAATGAAGAGGAGATGCTTGACATTACTCAAGCACTTGCCGACGAGTTTTATAACTCAGGTTACCCTCATCCCGACGAAATAGAAATTAAATACCTGGGAACCGACGACCAGGATTCCGACTGACTATCAGGCGACGGAGCATCCTAATTGACCTTCTCGACAGAGGAGGTCTTTTTTTGCCTCTAAATAGATAAATATACCGAGATTGTAAACGTTCAAGTGCCTGTCCAACGTTTTTCGCAGGGTTTTAAGGACATATCTTTGTCTTTCAAAACTCATCCAGTAACAAATGATATACTTGCATTGAAAAATGAGGATGCAATAAAACGTTCTGTCCAAAATTTGATAAGAATACAATTAGGAGAGGTATTTTTTAATGATTTGTTAGGTACTAGAATAACTGGTGCGTTATTTGAGCTTGCCAACGATGATTTTGTTGATCCTATAGTAACAGAAATAGAAACTACGATAACAAACAACGAACCTAGAGTGGAATTGACTGATGTTGATGTTCAATCACAACCTGATAATAATTCTTTAGATATTAGGATATCTTATGATCTCGTTGGTTTATCTGCACCAACTCAAATTTTACAATTCGTCTTAGAACCAACTAGGCTATAATGGCACTTCAACAATTTACAAATCTAAATTTTGAAGATATAAAATCTTCATTAAAAGACTACTTGAGAGAAAATTCTAATTTTTCAGATATGGATTTTGAGGGTTCTAACCTCTCAATTCTCATAAACACTCTTGCTTATAACTCATACATCACTGCATACAACACCAACATGGTGGTGAATGAGACTTTTATTGACTCTGCTACATTAAGAGAGAATGTTGTATCATTAGCACGTAATATTGGATATGTTCCTCGCTCAAAAACTGCTGCAAAAACTAAAGTAGATTATTTCATTACAGGTATATCTACATCTACATCAATAATTGTTTTTGAATCAGGTGTAATTGCAAATGGAACTGTATCTAATGCTAATTATATTTTTTCGTTACCAGAAGAAGTAACTGGAACTGTTGTTGATGGAATATCACAGGGAACCATAGAAATTTGTCAAGGACAATATTTAGAATCCCAATTTAGAATTGATAATTCTCAACCAAACCAAAGATTCATATTACCAAATTCTGATATCGACACCTCTACAATAAGAGTAAGTGTACTAGAAAGTTCTGGAAGTAATACAAGCACTGAATATAAATTAGCAGAAAATATAATTGGTATCACATCTACTTCTAACATATATCTTTTACAGGAAACAACTGACGAAAGGTATGAGTTATTGTTTGGTGATGGTGTATTTGGTGATAAACTAGAATCTGGAAATATAGTCAATGTTTCTTACATTAAAACAAGTGGAAAGCAAGGTAATGGTGTAGCAGGTTTCAAATTTGCAGGTGCAATTAGTGATCAAGATGGTGCAATTTTAGATGGATTTACCGCTACCTTAAATGCACAATTTCCATCAGAAAATGGTGATGACATAGAAGATCTTGATAGTGTAAGGTACTATGCACCAAGAGTTTACTCATCTCAACATCGAGCAGTAACTGCCTCTGATTACGAAGCAATATTACCATCGATATATTCTAATATAGAGTCTGTTAGTGCGTATGGAGGCGAACAATTAGATCCACCTCAATTTGGAAGAGTGTTCATATCAGCTAAACCTAAAAATGGATCTTTCTTGTCTGACTTTACTAAAAAAGATATATTGTCATCTTTAAAAAGTTATTCTGTAGCAGGTATAGTGCCAACGTTTGTTGACCTTAAGTTTTTATTTGTAGAGATTGATAGTTACATTTATTATAATCCTAATTTTGCAGGAAATGAGGAAAGTATAAAAACTTCTGTAATAAATTCCCTCACATCTTTTTCAACAGGTAAGGAACTAAATCAATTTGGTGGCAGATTTAAGTACAGTAAGGTATTGTCATTGATAGACAATGTTGATAGTTCAATCACCTCTAACATAACAACAGTAAGGATAAGAAGAAATCTTATCGCTGCAATAAACCAATTTACTCAATATGAGTTGTGTTTCTTAAACGCTTTCTATTGTAAAGAAGATAGTTTTAATATAAAGTCTACTGGATTCAACGTGTCTGGAGTCTCAGGAACTTGTTTTTTCACTGATCAAAAAATTGACAGTGAAAATGGTAAACTTATTCTCTTTCAAATACTTACTGATAACTCGATAAAAATTATCTCAAATAATTTTGGAACAGTAGAATATAAAAAAGGTGAATTGATTATAGATACTGTGAATATAACATCTACAGTGCTTTCAAATAACATAATAGAGGTAGAGGCAACTCCAGACTCTAATGATATATTAGCAAGAAATGAATTGTATTTGCAATTTGAAGTGTCAAAGAGTAACTTCTTTATGAGAAAAGATTCAATATCCTCTGGTGCAGATACCTCAGGAGCAAGGTTTACCCCACAATCTAGTTACCAATCTGGTAGTAGAACACGATAAATGATACAGACATCCATCACTAAAGTAAAAGTCAGTGAAGTAATTCAGGGTCAAATACCTGAACACATAGACGTTGAAAATCCTTTATTTTCTGAATTTTTAAGACAATACTATATCTCTCAAGAATTTCAGGGAGGTGTCATTGATATTGCTGATAACTTATCAGATTATAAAAAATTAGATTTCTTAAATAATGAAAATCTGATAGGTTTTACCTCACTTACTAATTTTACAAACGCAAATGAGGAGACAATATTTGTAGAGTCAACGAAGGGTTGGCCTAGACAATATGGTTTACTAAAAATTGATGATGAAATTATTACGTATAGTGGCATAGGTTCAACATCATTTATAGGATGCACACGTGGATTTAGTGGAATTGAAAATAACTCAAAAACTAATCAACCAGAATTTTTAACATTTAGTCAAACTGGTGTAAGCACACATAAAGAAGATTCAAGAGTTACTAATCTAAGTAATGTGTTTTTGAACACATTTTTAAAAAAATTAAAAAATCAATTTTTGCCAGGTTTTGCTGAAAGAAACATTAATACAAACGTAAATCAAGCAAATTTTATAAGACAAGCAAAAGATTTTTATAAGTCAAAAGGAACAGAAGAGGCATTTAAGATACTTTTCGGAGCATTATTTAATGAAAAAGTAGAGATGGTTCAACCATCTAAATTCTTAATAAGACCTTCAGATGCAGATTTTATTGTAAACGATGTATTGGTGTGTGAAGCAATAAAAGGTGACCCAGAAAAAATAAAAGGTCAAAGTTTGATACAGGATACACAACCACTACAAACAAGTGCATCAATTTTTGACGTAGAACGTGCTACCATTGATGGTAAGAAGTTTTATAAGATTGCAGTGGATCAAAGCAGTCTTGTTGGTAAATTTAAACAAATTGGTAAAACATTCATAACTAAAACCTCTGGTATAGGTGAAACAATACTAAACGTCGATTCCACTGTAGGTTTTGGAACCACTGGAACAATAAATTTTGAGGATAGAATTTTTAATTATACAAGTAAAAACCTTACACAATTTTTTGGTATATCAGCGTTTACGTCTCCTTGTGGCATAGGATCTACCGTTACATCTGGATTAGAAGCATTCTCATTTGAGGATGGTGATCTAAGTAAAATTGTTAGAGTAAACGTACTGGGAGTATTGAGTGAGTTTGTGGGAGATGCATTTAATCAACAAACTAACAGTGATATCAACGTAAAGACATTAGGTATTGAGCAAAAAGAATTACGATGGTCATCATGGATTTACAACACCACTGCAAGTCATAGTTTAGTTGGTTTTGAGGATTTAGGTGGTAATAGTTATAGATTTGATTTAGTTAATAGTCATGTTTTTTATGTTGGTGACAAATTAGATATTATTGATCAAGATGGTATCATACAAGAAGGAACTGTCTCAAGTACACCTAATGATAGGAGTGTTGTGGCATCAACAGGTAACCTAGATCCACAAATTAAGTATTACATTCGTAGAAGACTAAAAACAACATCTGATGGATTTACTGCTGATATACAAAACACTTATACTGATAATGAGACAGTAGTTGTAGCGTCTAATAGTTTACCTCACTGGACCATAGACCCACAAAAAAGAGTAAGAACGTTTGTCTCAAGTTTAAATAATGCTGGCACAATAATCGAGGTTACAGATCATAATTTTCATGATGGTGAATTAGTTGTTTATTCCTGCTCATCTACAAAATTAACAAACTTAATAAACAATCAACCTTATCATATTAAAAAAATTGATAATAATCGGGTTGCATTGGCATACTCTTTAGAAAATGTTCGTAACTCTGTTCTTATAACAGCATTCACAGATGATGATGTTGCTAACACTACCTTACATTTTTTGACTCCAGATGTTGTTTTTGGTAGCACTATTGGGGCACAAAAATTACTTAGAAGGTTTGACGAACCTCAATTTGCAGAAACAAAAACTAAAACTGTTCAGGGTGGAGTTGGTTTATTTGCAAATGGTGTAGAACTTTATTCTTATAAAGCAACTGACAAAGTTTTTTATGGACCTATTGAATCTGTTGATATCTTAAATTCTGGTTCAGGTTATGATGTAATTTTTCCTCCCAGATTATCAGTCACTCAAACTGGACATACAGGTGTAGGGTGCTCTGCAATCACTCATGTTGAAGGAAAGTTAGTAGACATACTGGTCGATACGGAGGGACTTGATTACATAACAACTCCCACGGTTTCTATCACAGGTGGTAATGATACAAGTGCTAGAGCGAGAGCACAAATGAAATTGGTAGATCAAGAGGTTGAGTTTGATAGCACCTCGCAAGCAGGTATTGTAAATTTAATATCTGATAGATTTGTTTTTTCAAAACCTCATGGATTCAAACATGGTGAAGAAATTATATATCGTTCTAATAAAAGTGATGCTATTGGGATAGGAACAACACCAGGTAAACTCATTGATGAGGCATCATATTTTGTTGTAAAAATAGATGATTTTCAAATTCACATATCAGAAACAAAACAAGATGCTACCTTAGGTATTGGAACAATAGATTTACTATCTCATGGTGGAGGAGTTCAAAGTTTTTTTGCAACACAAAAAAGAAGTAAAGTTGATCAAATAGTTATTGAAAATGCAGGTAAATTTAAGAATAGACAAAATACTGCAAAAGATTCTACAGGCATCAATACCTTTACAAATACTATTTCTATAATAGATCATAATTTTATATCAGGTGATACTGTTAGGTATAGTGCAGATGATGCGATAGGTGGATTAGTAAGTGGCACTGATTATTTTGCAAATGTCATTGACACAAATACATTTAGGTTGTCATCTCAAAAAGATTTATCTGACATAATATCATTTGGAAGTATTGGATCTGGAACTCACACATTTCAAGACCCACCTATAGAGGTGGTGTTATCTGGAAGACAAGGTATTGTAACAACAAATTCTCTGGCAACTCCTATCGCCAGAGGAAAAATAATTGGTTTACATATAGAAAATGCAGGCACAGATTTTGGGTCAACTGTTATCAATGATAATAACAAACCAGATATAAAAATTGTAGAGGGTGAAAAATCATTTTTACAAGCTTTTGTTATAAATGGCAGGATAGATCAAATAATTATACTAAGTGGTGGAGAACAATTCTTTAGCACTCCTGATATTATCATAACTGGTGATGGGGTTGGTGCAAAAGCAAAAGCAGTGATAGAAAATGGATCGATAGTAAGAATCGACATGATTAATAAAGGTATAAGTTATAGTCAAGAAAAAACAAGTGTTAGAGCAAGAACGCCAGGATCTAGTGCAATTTTTTCAGGCAATATTAAAGAGTGGACTGTTAATCAAGTTGAGAAATTAGCAAAATATGGTGATGTAAAAAATGATGATGGATTTTTTGAAAATATTAAAGTTGCTTCACTAGGCAACCCTTATGTCAATTATTACGTACCAAGAAACTTAAGATCATATCTAGGAGATGACGGAACAACACACTCTCCAATTATAGGGTGGGCATATGATGGACATCCTATCTACGGTCCTGTTGGAATTGTTAATGGAACTTTAAAAATATTAGATTCTAGTTATTCTAAACTTTCAGGTACAGAGAGACCTAATGGACCTCCACTCAACATTTATCCTGCAGGATTTTTCTGTGAAGATTTTACCTTTATCGAGGGTTATGGTGATTTAGATGAGCATAACGGTAGATTTGCTGTTACTCCAGATTTTCCAAATGGAATTTATGCTTATTACGCAACGGTAGATAAAATTGCCACTCAAAATCCATTAGATCCCTTTGATGGTATAAGAAGACCAATTTTTCCCTATGTTATTGGTGATTCTTACCATTCATCTCCAATTGAATTTAATCTATCTCTAAACTCTATACAAGACATAGATTTCAATAAAACTAACTTCATAAGAAACACCGACCCTCATAATATCAATGAGTACGAGTTTGTCACAAATTCTAATAAAAATACATTTACAAATTCAAAAATACTTTCTATAAAATCAAATTCTTTAGATAACATATCGATAATTGAATCTGGTAGAGAATACAATGTAGGAGATACTCTTACTTTTGATAATAAGAATACAGAAGGTTTTGGTGCTATCGGAAAAGTTGTTGAGGTTACAGGTCCTACAATATCAACTATTACGTCAACAATAACTGATTTTGAAAATGTTACCTTCTTCACCTCTAGTAATTTTGTTACTGGTGTCACAACATTACCTCACAATTTATCAAACAATACTTTTGGAGAGGTATTAGGCACACCAACAGCATTGTTGTCAACACCAAAAATAAAAGTAGAATCTATTCGTTCTATACTTACAGATCCAATGTTGTCTGTTGGTCTGACAACAGACGTTTCGTTTAGTGATAGATTTTCGACTAAAAAATTTGGTATCAATGATATTATTAAAATTGATGATGAACAACTTAAGGTTTTTGGATTTAATTCTTTATCAAACAAATACAAATTATTGAGAGCACAAAATGGCACTGTATCTGCTGCACATACTTTTGGATCAATCATAGAAAGACAAGAGAGAAAATTTACATTTCCCCTCCCAAATAATTTTAAGGATGTTGTAAAAGAAAATTTCACCAGATTTTTTGATGCGACTAGTGTTGTAGGTGTTGGATTGACATTTGGTGTGGGTGTGGGTGTAACTATATCAATCGATAATGTAGATAGATTTATTCCAACAAGAAGTATTTTTATAGAAAATAATGATTTTTCACACGGTGAGAAATTGCTTTATAGTGCTGGTGCAGGAACATCATTAACGTATCAAACTGATGCGATGAAGCGTGTCAATACCAACTTTAAAAGTCCTCTGCCACCAGAGGTGTTTGTTCAAAAAATAGACAATAATCTTATTGGAATAGTCACCACAAGAACTGGTATTGGATCTGATTTAGATAGAGTTATGTTTGATACCACTACAGGTATAGGAAACACACATAATTTTACAACTACAAGAGGAGAAGTAAAAGGAACATTTAGAGTTGTTGATGTACAAGCAACCACTGTAGGGGTACATAGCATGAGACCAAACGACAAAATTAATTTGTCTATTGTCTCTTCAGGAACTAGTGTCGTTACTGCAACATATGATTCTGGAACAAGGTTTGTAAGTATAGGATCTACAAATAACCCACCTTTATCAGTGACTATTGGTGACACCTTAATTATCAATACTGATGATGGATCTATGTTAGATACAAAATTGAAGTTCTTTTTAGATCAAGAATATAAAAAACCATTTGTAGGATCAGGTGTTTCTGCTGTTGAGATAAGAGAAAATTCAATACCTGGCAACTTAGCAGGATTGACATCTATCACATTTACACCTCAAGTTCCAGATATATTATACTATAAGTTTGTCCCTGTTGGAACTGGCATAAACTCAAAAGTAATAGAGGTAGATGAAGACGTTGTTGATTACTCTAAAATTGTTGTAAACACAAGTAAATTTGCTGGTAAACATTCTATTACAACCACTGGTAGTAATACATTCAATTATAATATCGCAAGCGTACCAGAAAAAGTAGGATATTCATCTTCATCTGAACTAAAATACACCATAGATTCAAAAACTCAACGAGGTGGAGTAGGAAGAATTTTACTATCATCTGGTGGCACAGGTTATAAAGATATACCAGAGGTTTCTGTCGCATCAACCACAGGTAGATCTGCCTCTGTAAAAGCGATTGGAGAAAAAATTGGTGAAATTAATAATGTTCAAATAGTTGATTTTGGATTTGACTATCCGTCAGACAATACATTGAGACCTGAGGCAGAGGTCGCTCAAATTATATCATTGAAAGATAATTTTAGTGTAACAAGTGTTGGTATCACATCTGTTGGATCAAAGTACTTAACTCCTCCTAATTTTGTTGTATATAATAGAAAAACAAATACTATATCTGAAGAGTCTCAATTTTTTGCAGAATTAGACGGTGGTGGTGTTGGTAAAGTTACCATAGTCAATGGTGGTAATAACTTGAGTAGTTCCGATAATGAATTGATCGCTGTTGACAATACCAATGGGGTAGGAATTATCTCTGCATCTTACTCAAATCCTAATGTAACACTTAGATTACAAACTCCTATTGGTGGTTTTACAACATCATTACCCATGCCCTTCAACGTAGGTGATAGAGTTTTTGTTGAAAATGTAGGGGTAAGCTCAGGACAAGGTTATAATTCTGAAGATCATAATTTTGAATTTTTTACCCTTACTGGAGTGACCACTGCGTTTGGTTTGGTAGATCAAGCAACAATTACATATTCAATAGACAAAGATCCTGGTTTTCATGATTTTGAAAAATTTGGAACAGTATCTAATGAAAAAAATATTGCTAAATTTACATTAAACTTATCAGAAGGTATTTTTAATAATAATGAAAAAGTTTTTACCTCCTCAGGTGCAAAAGCGAGAATTATTTCTGGCGACGGAAAAACTAGAAATGTTTTACGAGTTGACAATATTGTAGGACTCAATACTGGTGATAAACTTACAGGTGAGTTGTCACGTGCTAGTGGAACAATAGAATCTTTGGCATCGTATACTGGACATTTTAAGTTAGATAGTTCTGTCAATAAGAGTTTTGGTTGGGAAAATGATACAGGAAAACTAAGTGATTTTTATCAGAGAGTGCAAGATAATGACTACTATCAAAATTTTTCATACTCCTTAAAAAGTAAAGTTGGAGTTTCTAGTTGGAGTGAACCAGTTGACTCGCTATCTCATATCGCTGGATTTAAGAAACACTCTGATTTACTTATTCCTTCCATTGCTGGAGTCGGTGCAAGTGTGGTTGGTATTAGTTCTCAAGCAGGTGGTGTAATCCTATTGGATTCTGTTATTGATATGGAAAAAAGAGATCAGTTTGATCTTGTCTCAGAAAATACTGATATCAAGGCAAAAAGCAGTAGTGAAATTAATTTCAATTCTAAGAGATTTGGACAAGCAATACAATGTAAAGGTAATAGGGTGTTAGATTTAGATGATATCTCAGAGCAATTTTATTCTGATCCTGATATATTCAGGTCTCTTGAATTAGACGTATTTGACATGACTGAAGTGTCAGCAGTAAAATATTATGCACAGGTTGTTCTTGACACATCTTTAGAAATTACTTTCAACGCAACACAATACACTGAGTTTGTGGTAAGTCATGACGGAAACATAGCATTTTTAAACACGTACTCTGAGTTATCTGATGCATTTGATCTAGGTGAGTTTACTGCCACTGCATCTGGAAGTATTTGCAGCGTGTCATTTTCTCCATTCAATACTACGTTTGAATATGACATAACATTCCACAAAGAAGTTCTTGGTTCTGCTGTAGGGGTAGGAACAACTGCTTTTGGAATGGTGCAAAAGGTTGGTATGACATCAGCAATTGCTGCATCAGGTTCACCTGTTGTACAAGTTATAGCAGAGATGGACGGAAGTAAATTCAGATCTGGTAGTGTGATAGTTTCTGCTGGCACAAAGACAGAAAAAGAAATAGATGAGTTTGCTTTTGTGCTTGCAGGTACAAATAGTATGAATTTTACTAATTTTGGTAAAATGGATGCTGGAACTGATATGGGAACTTTTGTTCTAAATCAGGCAAGTGGTGTAATTAGATTAGAGTTTACCCCTGCAGCAAATCAAGATGTAACTGTTTCTACATTGTCAACTGTAGTTGGTGTTGCCACCACCGTTGCTGCAAGTGGATTCACAACAACCAGATATAGAATTGGTGATACTGAATTAAACTCTCGTAGGACCGAGATATCTGCTGCAGCATCTCCTTCTGCAACAATAATTTCTAATCAATCATCTAACAATTATACCTCTATAAGATATACAATCGAGGTTGAAAACACCACTGATAATGCTTATTCATATTATAATGTGGTTGCTAATACATATGAGGGAAGCATCAATTTTGTAAAATTTAATAATGTGTCCACTGCATCAGGTATATCAACTATTGGTGCTGATACTAGTGTGCCTAATGATATAAGAGATATTCGTGCTACAGAGGTTGTCTCTTCTGGTAATGATACTCAATTGAGATTTACTCCTGCACCAAACAAAGCATATAATGTAAGAGTTGCCGAACTGAGAATCGACAAACCTGATGCTCTATCAAGTGACCTAACAGTTGGATTCTAAATACCTAAAAAACAATAATGTTTCAGTTAGCATCTGTAAATAAACAATTTAACAAGGCAACAGAAACCTTTAGAAAGTCATTTAATTTGACTCATAGGGGTGAACCTCTTTTTGTTAAAACATTTGATGCTAGTTCTAGTGCCATTGTAGATACAGATGATAATACCTTTATAATTAATAATCATTTTTTTAGAACAGGAGAACCACTAATATATGATGCCACCAATGGATCTGCGGTTGGTATCCAACATAGTTTAAATGGTGTGGGTGCAGCAACGACCTTACCAATAAAAGTGTTTGCAATTGAGGTTGGAGAAAATAAATTTAAGGTTGCATCAAGTGCTGCTAACGCTGCCTCTAATTTACCAATAGGGTTGACAACAGTTGGCATAGGCACAACTCATAGATTTATAGCAGAAAAACAATTATCAAAATGCATTATTTCTCTTGATAATGTTATACAAGCACCACTGTATGAAACAGATGGATTCCAAACAGAGTGTATGAACAATGTGATTGGTAGAGAAATTGTATTTAAGAATGTCGGTGGATTCAAAAAATTTGACTTAATAAGGATAAATGATGAAATAATGAGAATTCAAATAATCGGATTCGGAAATAGTGCAACTAATGTATTAGTAGATCGTGAATGGTTTGGAACATCACAGTTTGCTCACAATATAGGAGACAGTATTAAGTTGATACGTGGTGACTACAATATTATACAAGATAAAATTCATTTTGCGGATGTTCCTTTTGGTGGTAGAAGAGATGAGGTGGGTGTATCTTCAGAGACTATAAGTGTGGATACTAATTCATTTACTGTTCTTACTGATTTATTTGAGTCTGGAACAAAAGTAAAATTAAGAACTTTAGATCCACCTACACCACTAGAAGAAAACAGAGAATACTTCATAATAAAAAATTCTGCAAATAACTTTTCATTCGCAAACGATAGAGGTGATGCTTTACTAGGTAATAAAATAAATCTTACAACATCTGGTATTGGCACACACAAATTATTGGTATCAGGAACTGTTGAGGGTAGTTCTTTCCAAGGGAGGGTATTTACAAGATCAGATTATAATGATAATGTTGTTTTAGATGACATCTCAGAATCATTTACAGGTATAGCAAAAACATTTACTGCAAAAAGTTCTGGAGTAAACACTACTGGAATATCTACTGATTTTGGTGTCATATTAGTAAACAACATTTTCCAAAGACCGACAATTGACTACAGATTAGATGGCACTCCTGCAACAGGTATTACAACTATAACATTTACTGGTAACGAGTCAACCATTCAAACAGAATCATATAGTACATCTGATGTAAACTCAAACAATCTACCAAGAAAGGGAATTATTACACGTATTGATGAGTGGGAAAAAGGTTATGGATATCAACCTAGAATTGTTGGTGTTGGTTCTGCGATAGTTTCTGCAGCAGGAACTGTATCTAACATTGGTCTTGGTTTTACTGGTAGTGGATATAGAAACAACAATGAAACAACCTATAGATTTAAAGTTTTAGGAGGGGGTGCTACCACAAGTGCTGCTGGAACATTTACAACTGATGTTGGACATATAAAATCTATTGATATAGTTGATTCTGGTTCTGGATACTATCATAAAACAGTATCAAATGCAATTCATGATATAAATTCAGGTATCATGACAGTTACAACATCTGCCAATCATAATTTAGCAGTAGGTGACAGGGTTGTATTAAGTGGTATTAATATGACTGATGGATCATCAACATATTCATTCCCATTTCCAGATGAGATTGGTTATCAAGGAGCAAGGGTTGTTGAGATTGTTCCAAGTGTAAGGAAATTTTCTGTAAATGTTGGTGTTCATACTGTTGCTACAACATACAGCAGTGGTGGTGTTATTAATAAACCAACAGATGTTGTTTTCGACTCACCTATTGGATATGATGATGTTGCACTTATTAGTTCTCTGACAGGAATTGGAGCGTCGGTGTCAATAGACGCAAACACGCTCACTCAAATGAAGGGATGGGAACTAACAAATGTTGGTTACGGATATAGTGAGGGTGAGATACTTACGATTAGCAGTGGCATTAATACAGACCCGACTTTACATGAAAAAGGTTTTATAGATGTTGCTAGTGGTGATGAATATAAAATAGAGCATGCAGATTATAACTCAAATGTAGGTATACTCACTGTTGCCATAGGTATTCATACGTTGACAGTGGGTATGGGAGTTAGTTTGAAAGACAAAGCTATTGGTTTTACTTGTGCTAAAGACAATTACAGCACTTTACATAAGTATCCAAGATCAACTGATCCTGTGTCAGGAATAAGCACAGAAATTGTAGGTGTTGCTGGAACAACTATATCTATAAATGTTGGATTACCTCCTGCAAATGAGAGATATGAATATAAATTTGCAGGAGCAGCATTCAAGGAGTCTACATTTACAGTCAAGTTCACGATGGATGATGAGTTTGCTGGATGGGTGTTTGGTAAATTGCAAATACTTGATGATTTTTCAAATGAATTTAATGGTAGTAAAACTGTTTTCACATTGAGAGAAAATTCTGCTGCAATCAGTTTTGAAAAAGATATTGGTAGTCCAGTTATAATTCAAAATAGTCTTCTTATATTCATTGATGATGTGTTACAAGAACCTGGCAAGTCATACGTATATAATGGTGGTACACAATTAGAGTTTTTAGAGGCACCTAAGGCAGGATCTTCTCTTCAAATTTTATTCTATAAAGGGACAGACTCTGATGTAGGAACCTTAAGTGCAACACCATCACTCAAGACTGGTGATAAAGTAAATATTGAGAATCAAGATATAAGAGTTGTAAGAGATCTTATTACAAGAGACACAATTCAGTCAACACTTTACAAAGGTCCTGGCATAAGTTCTGCTAGAGTTCCACTAAGACCATTGTCATGGAGTAAACAAAGAGATGACTCTTTTGTTGATGGTGTAAAAGTAAGTAAAGCAAGAGAAGACTTACTTTCGTTTATATTTCCTGCTGGACGCATAATCAAAGATATCGCCACCACAGATACTGTTCTTTATATTGATACAGGTGTAGCAAGTTTCTTATATTCTGAGGAACCTGATGCATCTAATAGTAGTTGTAGGATTATTGATACTGATAAGAATAACAGTGGATATGGATCAACAGGATTCCATTTTCCATTAAAAGACATAAGTGGTGTAAGTTTTGTAGGAGATGATGGTATCATCACTGGTGTAGGAACTCAAAACAATAAAATAACCTTTGAGTTTACACTCCCTCTAAATTCTCCCTATAGAGAGAATCAATATGGTGGTAAAACATCAACAGCAATTGCAAGTGGTGATTATTTTATTGTAACTAATTCAAGTGTTGGTTCTGGGGTAACTGCAAAAGATTCTACTGCCTCTACTGTTGTGGGTGTTGCAACAGAATTTTTAGATGGTGTATATCAAGTAGCATCTACACCAGTTGCTGTTGGATCAGGTCAAACAATGAGAGTTACTTGTAACATTGAATCTAATCATGGACTTGATTTTACAGGTCTTAGTTCAGGATCAGGACAATTTTATGGTAATTACAGTTTTTGTAAAATAACCAGTGCTGCTGTTGGTGCTGCTTTCACTTGCAACACTCTTAATGGTCTTACAGGTATAGCGACTGCACCTCAGGTCATAAGGTCTGAAAGATTGTCGTTAGACTACACATAAATAAACAAAAAGTTTTAAATAATGCCAGCCGTCATCACGAATCAGATCAGGGTATTGAATGCGTCTAATTTTGTTAGCGGAATTTCGACGACAAACAATAGTTACTATATTTTTATTGGATTACCAAATGCAACTGAAGTTGCGTCTGATTGGAATACAAATACTCCATCACCCATAGACAATTTTGATGAGCATGATAATGTCTACGATACGATGATATCTGCAAAAAAAATTACATCAAATGATGTTCTTAGAGTTGTCAATAAAGTAAATTGGACAAGTGGAACAATATTTGAGATGTATCGTCATGATTATAGCGTCAATAACTTAAGTCCACAAACAAGTTCTACAAGTCTTTACAGTGCAAACTATTATGTTATGAATAAAGACTTTAGGGTTTATGTTTGCATATACAATGGATCTGCTCCATCAAATAGTGGGCAAGGTATAGTATCACTTGTTGAACCACTACACACTGACTTACAACCCAGATTAGAAAGTGACGGTTATATATGGAAGTATCTTTATACCATAAAACCAAGTGAAATCTTAAAATTTGATAGTGCTAACTTTATGCCTACACCAGCAGATTATGCAAATAATCCTGACTGTGCTGATGTAAGAAATGCTGCTATAAATGGAAAAATTGAGGTAATAACTATTGAGGACACGACTAATGCTGCCTATCAATTTAACGGCACAAAAAACAATGTTCCAATAAGAGGTGATGGTGATGGTGGATTAGCTTCAGTAACATTTTTGAATGGTAAACCATCTTCTGTTCAAGTGACAAATGGTGGTTCTGATTATTCTTTTGCAACTTTAGATTTAGACTCAGTTGTTACAGGTGCTGGTGCATCATTCTCTGTTATCATACCACCGCCAGGCGGTCATGGTGCTGACGTATACACAGAGTTAGGGTCAAATAAAGTATTGGTTTATTCGAGAATTGAAAATACTGATGTAACTAATCCTGATTTTCCTTCAGGAAATCAATTTGCCAGAATAGGAATTCTTAAAAATCCTATAGAAAATGGCAGCACTAATTTATTAACAGCAGCAAGTGTTACAAACACAAAAGCATTACGTGTAACAGGTGCTACTGCAGATAGTTTGTCAGCATCCATAGATGGTTTAATCACTCAAACTGTGGGAGTTGGATCAACTGCTGTAGGTAAAATTATATCCTATGATAACTCTACTCAAGTATTGAGATATTGGCAAGATAGATCTCTTGCAACAAATGATTCCAATGGAACACCACCTACCTTTGGATACAAGCTAAATAAATTCAGCAATACACCTGGCACTGGCGGTAGCACTAACGTTGTTGTAACAACTTCCTCAGGGACAGAAACCGTTGGTATTGACACTGGTTTTGTTGGAGTCTCAACAACAATAAATGCTAAAACTTTTTACTTCGGTCAATCGTTTACAAACGGAATAGCAGAACCAGAGATAAAAAAACATTCTGGTGATATCATATACATTGATAACAGACCAGAAGTGACAAGAGCCTCAAACCAAAGGGAAGATATTAAGATCATCTTAGAATTCTGATACAATGCCACAGAACACCAATTTAAATGCTAGTCCATATTTTGATGATTTTGAGTCGTCGAAAAACTTCAATCGAGTTTTATTCAAACCTGGCACTCCTGTTCAAGCAAGAGAATTAACGACTTTACAATCTATCTTACAGGGACAGATTGAAAAATTTGGTAAACATATTTTTAAGGAAGGATCTGTTGTCATACCTGGTTCTCTTGGATTTGATCAAGAATATACTGCTGTAAAAGTTGAGTCTACATTTTCTGGTGTTCCTGTTGAACTTTATTTTGATAGATTTATAGGTGTAAAAATAAAGGGTAAAATTTCTGGAGTTACCGCAAAAGTTGTTAAAGTTCTATCTGCATCTCAATCGGAGACAGGACATACTACTCTTTATATAAAATACTTATCTTCTGGTAAAAACAAATCTCAAGAATTGTTCTCAAGTGGAGAGAATTTATTTACAACAGTTCCTGTTACTTATGGGACAACAACTATTGGTGGAGGTTCAGATTTTGCCACATGCATACAATCGAATGCTACAGCACAAGGTTCTGCTTTTACAGTAACAAAGGGTATATTTTTTGCTCGTGGTGCTTTTGTAGAGGTTCCAACAAAAACTATTTTATTAGATCAATACAATCCAAATCCATCATGTAGAGTTGGTTTTCTTGTAAAAGAAGAGATAGTGACTGCTGTAGATGATGAGAGTTTATATGATAATGCTGCAGGATTCTCAAACTTTACTGCACCAGGTGCAGACAGACTTAAAATAAGTTTAGAACTTACTAAAAAACCATTAGATAATCTAAGTGATGAAAATTTTATTGAGTTGTTTAGGAGTGACAAAGGAACAGGTGAGAAAATTGTCAACAATACACAGTACAACGAACTTGGAAAGGAACTTGCAAGAAGAACACATGACGAGAGTGGAGATTATTTTGTAGACAGATTTAGTTTACAAGCAAAAGAGTGTCTTAATGATAGACACTCTGTTTTTGGAACATATTTTCCTGAGCAAAAAACTAGAAGAGGTAATGTACCATCAAAAGATTTACTCAATATAAAAATAGGACCAGGTAAAGCGTATGTAAAAGGTTTTGAGATAAAGGTATGTGGTTTTAGAATTTTAGATATAGAAAAACCTAGAACTACAAAAAAAATAACAAGCAGTGCCATACCATTTCAAGCAGGAAATAAACTTTCAGTAAACAATACTTTAAACGGTGCTCAAATTAAATTAAACGCCACTAACTCTGATTTTATTGATTTACGTGATACAAGATTAGGTGCTACAAAATCGACTGCTGCTGGAAATAGCATAGGAAGAGCAAGGGTGTATGATTATAAAACAACTAATGCAAATTATACTGGCAATGAAACTCAATTTGATTTATTTCTTTGGGATATACAAACTGATACCACAGTCACGATAAGTACAACTACCACTCTTTCTGTGCCTGCTTTTATAGAGGGTTCAAGATCAGGTGCTAGAGGTTATCTAAAATCTTCCATATCAAATTCAGCAGATCTGGTGCTTACACAAACATCAGGTAAATTTATTGTTGATGAACCCATTATTATTAATGGTATACAAGATGGAAAGGTCGTTAGATCCATAAGCGAAAAAGATTTAGCAGATGTGAAATCAGTAAGATCAACTGGTGGATCAAGAACCTTTGCTGCAGATGTAGTATTAGAACCAAAACAAGATTTTGGTGGAAGATCTTTTACCATAACAACTGGTGGTGTGATAACTAGTGGAACGGTTGGTTGGGTTAAGAACTTTAAGGTAGGTGATATTATATCATATAAGTTAGCGGGGGTAACAGACAATACATTCAATCAAGTAAGTTCTATAAATCTAACAAATAGAACGGTAACTGTGGTTGCAGCACCTAATGATGTTAGTGGTATTTGTAGTAAGGATTTACCAACCTCAAACGTTACTGTAAGTGGATTGCAAATAGTTGCATCCAACTTAAGAGCATCTCAAAGTGGATTTTTATATTCAGAATTACCAAACACCAACATAGAATCTATTGACCTTACAGATTCTTCCTTGCAATTTAGAGAGGAGATAACTGGTGAGAACACAGATGGTTCTGGACAATTAGACTTACCTTCATTGACAGGAACTGATAAAGTATACGCAGCTTTTGACGAGGAGAGGTATGGTATATTTTATTCTGACGGCACTATAGAACCTCTAACATCTGATCAGTTTGTCTTGACAAATGGTAGTAAAGGTGCAACAATATCAGGTTTATCTGCTTCTCAAAGCAATGTTGTCGTTCACGTTACAACACAAAAATCAAAGGTAAAAGCAAAACAAAAAAATCTTGTAAGAGGTAAGTCTATTACGGTTACAGGATCTGAAAGATCTTTTTCAGGTGTAAGCACATCAATCGCTGATGGTCTTACCTTTAGTAATGTATATGGTAAACGTGTACAAGATAGAGAGATATCACTTGACGTTGCTGATGTTGTTGATGTTCATGCCGTATTTGAATCTTCAGGAAATGGTGTGCCAACTATTCCATCATTAGTATTGAATTCATTTACAGGACCTAATGGAGACAACTCAGATATTATATTAGGAGAGGTAGGCGTAGGAAAAAGTTCTGGTGCGTCTGCTATGGTCTTATCTAGAAGTGGCACTAACAAAGTAGAGGTTTGCTTCAAAAACAACTTTTCATTCAAAGAATCTGAGGATGTTGTATTCCAAGAAAGTGGTATAACAGCAAATCTGTCTCAATTATCACCTGGCGATCCAAACATTAGAAATAATTTTATTGTAGATTCAGGGCAAAGATCTGAGTATTATGATTTTGGTCGAATAGTAAGAAAACAAAATTCTCCAAAACCACAGGGTCAACTTAAGATATTCTATGATCATTACACCATTAATGCTTTAGATTCTGGTGATGTTGTATGTGTAAACAGTTATAGTGCAGATAGATATGACACTGTGCCTACATTTGGTGGTGCAAGAAACACTGATGTCATTGACTTGAGACCAAGAGTCGCTGATTACTCAGGAAGTAGATCTCCTTTTGAGTTTGACTCAAGAGATTTTACAACAACTGGATCAGCATCAAATGTCCTTGTGTCAGATGAGAATATAATTTTTGATTACAACTTTTACTTAGGAAGAATTGATAGATTATACCTTTCTTACAAAAATAATAGTGCAAATGGACTTGGTAGATACGATCACTCGTTTACTGTAAAAAAAGGTATTCCTGCTGTAAATCCCACAGAACCAGAACCACTCACTGACGCTTTTGAACTAGCAAGGATAGATTATAAACCATACGTATATGATGCTACACAAGACGTTACTATAACTTCTCGTGGAAACAAAAGATATACAATGAAGGATATAGGTAAATTAGAGGATCGTATTGAAACTTTAGAGGAAGTAACTTCTCTAAGTTTATTGGAAACTGCAACAGAAAATTTAGTTATAAGTGATCCTGACACAGGTTTAGATAGATTTAAGAATGGGTTTGTTGTGGATACATTTAATAATTTTGACGTTGCTGATTTAGGTCAATCATCTCTTAAGTATGATATTCAAAATGGAAACTTAGTAGCAAGAAAAAATAATGACTCTATAGATCTTCTTATTGGGTCAGAACAAATTGTAGGGTTGAATGGAATACCTGATGTTACAGTCGATCCAAGATTTGCTAATGACCTTACCTCACCAAACATACAAAGAACAGGTGATCTCATAACTCTTAGTTATACTAATATAATTGATTTTCAACAACCATTTGCAAGTCGAGTTGAGAATGTAAACCCTTATATGACTCGTAAGTATAAAGGTAGTCTTACATTAAATCCACAGAGTGATGTATTTGTAGATAGAAGAGTTATTACAAGAGATGGTGGCATAGGTTATGGTAATGATTTTATCTCACAAACCGAACCTGTTCCCACAATTAGAGAGCAAAATATTCAATTTGTTGCAACAAGACTAAAACCAAACACGCTTCACTTTTGCTCTTTTGATGCTGAAGATATGATTGAAAGTAGGAGTCGTGTTATACCAAAACTTTTAGAAGTAGCTCCAATTCAAGGTTCTTTCCAAATAGGTGAGACTGTTCGTGGTGCAACTGTTGATACTCAAAACGTAAGTCAAGGGACAGGACTTAGATTTAGATTATGTGTTCCTGATCATAAAGACGGTCCTTTTAATGATCCTACAGTTGTTTACGCCATCAATCCTTACAGCGACGAAGTGGTCGGATTACCATCTGAGTATTCAGAAACATCAACAGTGTTAAATGTTGATACTGCCTCTCTAAACCAAAAATCTGATGGAAATTTCTTTGGTCAAGCATTAATAGGAATGAGACTGGTTGGTGAGACTAGTGGTGCTGAAGCACAAATAACCAATCTAAGATTGGTATCTGACGATCTTGGAGCAATCATAGGAAGTTTGTACATTAGAGGTCAAACTTTTGACGCAGGTACAAGCACACTTATTCTCTCAAGTCTAAGACCTCAAGATCAAATATCAGGTTTAAACTTTAGTTCTGCTGGAGCTGATTTTTTCTCTGAGGGATTTGAAATAACAGAAACCACAATAACAAGAAGAGAACCTGCTCCCCCTGTCATTCCACCTCCAGTTATAATCAACAATACCGTTATACAAGAAGTTGAGGTTCCTGTTGTACAAACAGTTGTTCAAGAAGTTCAGGTAGAAGTTCCTGTTGAGGTTGTGGTAGAGAGGGAAGTTCCTGTTGAGGTATTTGTTGAAGTCCCATCCCCTCCTCCAGAACCTGAAATTGTAACAGTTTTTGTAGATAGAATTGTAGAGGTTCCAGTTGTTGAAGTTAGAGAAGTTGTAAGAGAGGTAGAAGTTGTAAGAATTGTAGAGGTTCCAGTTGACCCTTGGGATGAAGATGATGACCCATTAGCACAAAGTTTCATTGTCAGTGATGAACCAGGTTGTTTTATGACTGCTGTTGATTTATTTTTCCAAAGTAGATCTGAAACAATACCTCTAGAGGTTCGTATTGCTCCTGTAGTTAATGGTTATCCAACTAGAGATATAGTGCCAAATTCTATTTGTATATTGAATCCTAGAGACGTTAATATATCCGATGATGCTACGATACCTACACGATGTACGTTCCCGTCTCCAGTATATTGTCCTTCTGGTGAGTATGCATTTGTTGTCCTTACAATGACAGATGAGTATAATCAGTGGATATCACAAGTTGGAGAAGTTGAGATAAGCAGTGCCAATGCATCAGAGTTACAAAAAGTTGTCATAAGTAAACAACCTACATTAGGATCCTTGTTTAAGGGTCAGAATGCTGGAACGTGGACTGCCTCTCAACTTGAAGACATGAAGTATACTGCTTATAAGGCACAGTTTACTGATCAGACTGGCACATTTAGAATGTACAATCCACAATTAGGAGATTTTGCTGAAAGAAATCAACTTCCAGAAAACCCCATTGAAACATTTTCTAGAAGAGTTGTTGTTGGGTTAGGATCTGCTATTGATTCAGGTATAATTGATATTGGTACTCAAATAAAACAAAACAATAGAACTGCAAATGGTTTTGTAACTGAAAAACTCTCTCATTTAGATGAGGGTGGATCAGCACTTACAATACTCAATGCAGGAACTGGATATGAGGATGGTCAATATAATGATGTATCATTGATAACAGTGACAGGATCTGGATCGAATGCCACAGCAAATATAAGTGTTGACGGTAACGTAGCGACTGCTGTTACAGTCACTTCTTCAACTGGCACAGGATATGTTGTAGGTGACACTTTGACTGCACTAATAGGAACAAAAGGATTAGGTCAAAACTTGACATTCAATGTTGGTGTAACAACAGGTGTAAACTCACTTGTACTTACAAATGTAAGTGGTAATGATTTCAACACTACAGATCTAATTCAATATCATGATTCAAGTTTAGGTTACGGTGTTACTGTCAATGATATTGTGCCATCCACTGTGACTGTAAACTCTGATCAATTTGATGGAAAAATATTTAAGGTAAGTCATCCTAATCACGGTATGCATGACGTAAATAATGTAGTCAAAATTTCTGGTGTAACTGGTGATCTTCTGCCTACAAGACTCACTGTTGGATATGCGGTTAGTCAAACAAGTGCTGTTAGTGTTGCTAGTAGCATAGGTTTCAATTTCTTTGAGGGAACTCAAGTATCTGCAAGTAATCCTGGCGTTGCCCTTATAGGTGATGAAGTAATTACTTATACTTCAGTTGGAGTAAATCAATTGACAGGAACAATTACCAGAGGTCTTGATAACACTTTTGCAAGAACTTATGAGATAGATGCTCCAGTTCAAAAATACGAATTATCAGGTGTTTCCTTACGCAAAATTAATAAAACTCATAATATGGTAGATGTCACCAATACAATTGAAGGCAAGACTACTTTAGATGCTTATCATATTAAGATATCTGGAGACGTATTTTTCAACAAAGATAAGTTTGGCGGTGGCACAAGAGCAAGAGCATCTTCAAATATTCTTTTTGACACTATTGAACCTAGTATTGCATCAAGTGTTCCAGAAGGATCATCTTTATTAGCATCAGTAAGAACAACCTCTGCAACAAGTGTTGATGGTTCTCAAACATCCTTTGAAGATCAAGGGTTTGAGGACATATCACTTGCAGGTGAAACTAAGTTCACAAGTCCAAGAATGGTTGCCTCAGGTGAAAATGAGCAAACTAAAGCAACTTTGGTTGCATTACCTGGCAATAAGTCATTTACAGTAGAGATGAATTTGAGTACAAGTAATAGACTTGTATCTCCTGTTATTGACGCTTTTGGTAGTTCTATACTAACTAAATCAACAAGGGTTAACTCTCCCATATCAAATTATACAACTGACAATAGAGTTAATAAACTAGAGGATCCCCATGAATTATTATATCAAACAAAGGTCATAAAACTTGACAATCCATCATCTGCTATAAAGGTTTTATTTGCTGCTAATAGACCAGCAGCATCCGATATAAGAGTTTTATATCGTTTAGAAAGAGTAGATGGAAATGAGTTGGATCAAATTTTTGAACTATTTCCTGGTTTTGACAATCTTGACGCATCAGGTAATATTATCTCTGATAAAAATAATAGTGGTAGACCAGATGTAAATATATCACCTAGTATTCAAGATCAATTCAATGAGTATGAATTTACAATTTCTAATTTACCACAGTTTACAGGATTCCAAATAAAAATAGTTATGTCCACAACAGATCAATCACAAACTCCAAAATTAAAAGATTTTAGAGCAATAGCAACAGCATAAAAAAAAGTATGATAAACGCATGGTCATTAGCAGCAGAAATTTTAGAGGGCACATTAGATGAAACATTTCCAATCAAAAAGAACACAAGTCGAAAATCATCCCTCCCTACAGAGAGACACAAGAACAAATGCAATAGTCAACAACGACCAGACTGCTTACAATCGTTACATGAATAGAAAACAAGCAGGCATGAAACAAAAAGCAGAGATTGATGAATTAAGAAACGAAATTGAGATTTTAAAGTCTTTGTTATTAAATAATAAATAGAAATACTGTAATAGGTTTATATGGCAGTCCCCTCAGTAAATATTCAAATTGAGAAAGGAACTGACTTTTCTTCAACTTTTGACTTGAAGAAAAGAGACAATGATCCATTGGACCTTACACCATATGATTTTTCTGTAAAGATGAGGAAACATTCAGAAGCATCTGGATCTGTTTCTTTTGCTACCACTTATGGTGGACAACCCGCAAAGGGTAATCTAACAATATCTCTGACTGATACTCAGACTGGTATTATCACAGCAGGAAGATATGAATATGATGTGGTTATAACTAACCGCAACAGTAACATAAAGACCAAGGTTATAACTGGTCAAGCACTTGTAAACCCAACAGCATCGTGATATGTCAGTACAAGTTGTTGCAGTTGGAATTGTATCAAGTCATGCCGACACTAATCTAGATGGTCAACCATCAGTCAAATTTACAATTGAGCAGGAAGACACAGTGGCAAACATTCGAGACATCTCTGACATCGTATCTACATCAATTGGTGTTGGGGTAGGGACGAATTTTGTTTTATCCTATGATCCATCTGCTGATAACTTTGTTTTTATAAGTCCAGATGCAGTAGTAAATTCTGCTGCTGGAAATTTATCTGGTCCTGAGGGATTTGATGCTTCTGTTGTTACTGCTCTTGCTGAAGATCTAGACAATCAAATTGATCTTGATGCTGGAACTTGGTCATAAAATCTAAATACACAAAGGTAATAGGAACAAATGAGTAATCCAGTACTTCAGTTTAAGAGGGGTAATCTTGCTAGTCTACCTGGTCTAAGAGCAGGTGAACCAGGTTTTACAATTGACAAGTACGATTTGTACGTTGGTATTGACTCAACAACAACCAATAACCAATTTATAGGATCCTCTCGATTCTGGACAAAAGAAACAACAACCACAGGATCTGGTGTAAATTTAGTTGAAGGAACGAATAACGGTGTACATAAGGTTGTTCTAAAAGCACCCTCTACCATAGGTTCAGATCAAGAATATACTTTTCCTGCTGCAGCAGTCAATACAGGATACTTAAAGTCTGATGGAAGCGGTAATCTAACATGGGACACAGCTCCTAATGCACCTGCAGCAGGTGGGTCGGGTGCTGCTGAAGTTAATGTGTCTGGTGTAGGTACAGTAACAAATTTAAAATCAAGTGACATTGTTGTGTCTGCTGGTGCCACTTTTGCTTCTGCTCAAGTGAGTGATCTTACCTCAGGTAGAGTCGTTCTCGCTGGCACAAACGGTGAGTTAGAAGATAGTGGAAATTTAGCATTTACTGGCACACAATTGAATGTAACTGGAAATGCAAACGTTACAAGCGATTTGTCTGTTGGAGGTAATCTAACAATAAGTGGTTCTGTAACACAGATTAACACTGTTAACACAACTGTAGAAGATGTTCTGTTAGAATTACAGGTTGTAGATGGTTCTGTTTTAACTGGAGATACTAACAAAGACGTTGGTATTATTATGAATTACTACAGTGGTTCTGCCAAAAAAGCTGCTGTATTTTGGGATGACTCTGCAGGTAGAATAGTTCTTGCTGAGGAGGCATCTGAGTCATCAAGTGTATTAACGGTTAGCACGACTGCATCATTAGAGATTGGTGGTTTGTTTGTAAATGATTGTGCAGGTCAAACACAAGTTATTTCTTGCTCAGGAACCACTCGCTCACTAGAAAATATAACCATAGACGGTGGTTCATTCTAGACTATATACTATAGTTTAATTGATTAACATGAATGAAGAAGTGAACGCTGTATTGCAAGTTTATCAAGCAAAAGTAAATAACTTACTCGCACAAAACATAGCGTTAGAAGCAAAAATTATAACCTTAACAAAAACCATAGAAAGTTTACAGAAGTCATCAGAACAGGATTCTAATTCAGTTGTGGATGGCGGAGAAGTGTGATTGTTTATCTAGCAGGTCCTATAGAATTATGTTCTGAGGATGAAATTCATTTATGGAGAAATTATGTTTCTGAACATATTCCCTTGAATATAGCAGTATTAGAACCTCGTTATGACTTAAGTTCTGCTGGAGAGATATATCAAGACACAAGAAAAAATGTGCAAGAATGTGATATGATTTTTGCCTATTTACCAAAAAGTGTAAACGTAAGAAGACCTTCATACGGCACAATATTTGAAATTGCTTATGGTCATGCACTCCATAAGGATATTGTTATCGTTTCTGATGATGAGTATGTTCACAATCACCCTATTATGAAGGGAATTGGAATGCATTTTAAATCTTTAGACAATGCAATTAAGTACTTATTTTAATGGTGTTTGGCAAGATAATAACTTTGAGTCTTTACGTTACTCTGGTTACCAACTTGTAGATTACGTTAATTCTCAAAACCCTACCAGTGTTTTAGATGTGGGTTGTGGTTACAATAGGTTTAAGGGAAAAATAAAAAATCTTACTGGAATTGATCCATATAACGACGCTGCAGATATAAAAGTAAAAATAGAAAATTTTTATCCACTTACCATTCACGATAATTACGATATTGTCTTATGCTTAGGTTCTATAAATTTTGGAGATGAAGAAACAATTGATAATCAATTGTCAATTATAAACGAGTTGTTTACAAAAGAGGCAATATTTAGAGTGAATCCTGGCATACCTCATGATTGGACAGATTACGGAGATATAGTTTGGTATAAGTGGACATTAGATAAAATACACCATGTTGCAATGAAATATAACTATGATATAAAAAAACTTAAATGCGAGTATACTGCAGAGGGTCACAGAAGATTATTTTTTATTTTTGCTAAATAAACATGTAGATAGGAAAATTAAAATGCTTTCTGGAACAGATTTCGTTAAGAAGATCAAAGAAGGAAACAAGGCACTGTTTGACGCATCTCGCTCAAACGTCCGTCGTTTTTTCGCTTCCAACCCAAGTGATGAGTATCTAGTCGAGCACTTCCGTGGACGTATGGTCAACGAAGCTCAGAACATGTACGCTATCGCTGGTCAGGTTGCCTCCTCTGATCCCTCTACCGACGTAAAAGACTTAGAACTTCTAAGCCGTCAAGCTATGGACGAAGCAAAGCACT